GGCCGCATTGCGATGTATGCTAATTTTTAGAACAATTCTTCTGGATCCTGAACCGGATAATCTGGCTCTTGATTAGCTTCTTTCTTTTCCTTTTGTGTGTTTTTCTTCGTTGCCTTCTTCTCTTTTTTGTTCGATTTCTGGTTGTTTTCTGGTTCTTGATTGTTTTCTTCTGTTTCAGGGGGAGTCTCTTCTTCGACAATTTCAGCTTCTTGGGTTTCACTTGCATTGTCCGGATATTCAGTTACTTGTGAAAATGAGGTTGTGCCTCCGGTCAATCCTGTCGGTTGATTTTCGGGGTTTTTGTTTTGCATTGAATCTGACCCCATTTCATCAATTGAGTATAGACCTCCTAGTTCAGAACTAAATACACCCCTCAATAATCTGACCTTGGCAACCTTTTCAAGCATGACTCCAGGCTGTTTTTTCCAAGAGGCGTTTACAGTTCCGTCTCGTTTCTTTCCAGCGCATTCGTCCCAGCCTGTGGTTCTCTCTTGGATTTCTACGAATCCGTCAACGTAGCAAAATGCCCTTGCTGCAACTGGATATTGTCCAAACCCAAATTTTTTGGCAATAAAAATGTCTTTCCATTCTCCCTTATCATTCATATAAAGGGTTTTCCCATAGCCTTTAAATTTTGGATTGGTTTGAGCTTTTTTCTCAAAAAACCCTATTCCTGCAACAAATTCTGCGGGATCCCTTTGGTCTTTTGCGTACTTCACCAAATGAAGATCCTTTAAAAAGGGATTGGCTCCATAAGATCTACACATATTCAAAAATATCGTGCATTCTTCAAGGCTGGCATGTGGGTTTATAAGCCTGTTTATTGTTCCTGCGTGAACCGTTAATTTCTCACCGGTTCCAACTGCTTTGATTTCATATGGGATTAACCATTTATCCTTTGATTCTGTCATTTTCCTCTCCTTTAGTAAAAGTTATCTTGTTTATTTCGGTCACTTCGACCGCTAATTTTTCCTCGAATAATTCCATTAATTCGTCTGATTTTTTTCCTTTTTCACCTTTTTCAAATCTAGCTCTACAGGCTTTAATAAGGTCTTTTTTGGAGAATCCTATAAATTCAAATAAGAATTTAAGAAACTCTTTGTCGTCATCAATTCCCATAAAATCTCTCAATAATGGGATCGCTTTTATTGGAACAATGCCTTTTCTCAATTGTGTGTCAAACTTGGCTACCGTTCCGTCATTCATAGGTAGTCCCTTATCCCCTGCCACGCCAACACAATTTCTAAAGACCTCCATATAAGCCTTTATGGCCGCTTCAGCGTTCTTTGCTCTTGGATAGAGCTCTGCCAATTGATTTAATTGCATGCCTTCAAAATCTTCTTTTTTGAGTGGTGAAAGATATCTTGTGACTGTCTGAACTGACTTGGCTCTTGCCTTGCAATCTGCTCTCTTATGACACCAAACGCAATTTTCACCAGGATTATAAACCGACCTGTTTTTCATGGCGCTCGAGATCTTTTTTATGAAAGCTCTCAATTCACCGGCCGTCACTGGCGTTGTGACTTGCTCGTAATATCTAAGCCAAAGTATCACCCGCCACCCCATGATTTGACTGTCTGGAATGCTTCTTGACTTTAATTTGTTCAGATTGACCTTTAACAGCAAGTAAGATAACAATTGAGGTTCAAAATCTTTTGATCTATTCCAACCTGATTTCCAATCCGGAACAACTGGAAGGCCATCGTCTGGATTGATTCCGACAACATCAGGAGTCCCATGAATGCCTATGTTTCCGGTTATTTTCTTTCTGAGTCGCTTTTCAACTGCAATGATTTGTATTGAGTTTCTAAGGTTTTTGGCGGCTGATAATGCTGAATATGAAAGATACCTGAAATCTTCCGCTTGATCTGAAACACCAAACATTGTCGCAAATGAATCTAAATCCGGAACATGCTCAAGATTCTTGTTTAGGATTTCAGCCGCCACCGCATGAACTCCCGTTCCTAATAAAGCCGGTGGGGATTCGTCTTTAAAAATAACTATCTCTTCGTCTGACATGTCAACGTCTTCCGTTGAGCCCGGGCAATCTAAAATCAATTTCATTGATGACGGTCTGTTCCAAATGATTTCTGAGTTATCGATCATGATTTGGCCTTGGAAGTCTTCGTTTTAGATTGCTGTTTAATCTCTCCGTCTTCAAAGACAATAGTCATTCCACTATCTTCGCCAACCATTTCAATCAACACTTGACAATCTGCTTTTTCAGCCATTTTTGCAATGAGTTTGACGCTCTTTTTATCGAGCAATGACCCATCACGAATTAGAAATACTTTGAGATTTGGATTTGCAGCAATGGCAAGGGCGATCGATGTCTTTAGCTGTTCGGCCCCCGACGCTTGCTTGAATGGAAGATCATTTAAAACAACACCTGTTTCATTGAATCCTAGTCCTTTAACTGGAAAGTTTGCTTTTTCAAGAAGGTCTTTTTTATCCGCTTTGAGCTTTTCGAGTTTTTTAGTGAGCTTGTTTTCGGCTTCACATTTCTCTTTGACTTTATCTGTGTGTTCTTTTCTACCTATATTGGAACGTATCTTTTCATTGATTTCTTCAGAGTTTTTGATTTTTTCACGGAACTCTTCGAGATCTTTATCTTCTGATTTTGCAATTATTTTTTTTATATTTATTATGTCGTCGTGGAGAATATTGGTTGATTCTTCGTTTTCCTTAAAATCGTTCTCCAAATTTTTTATTTTCTGTTTGCATTCTTGAATATGACTTAAAATTAACTGGCTTTCTTCTACGATTTTATTTTCTCTTTCCAGCATTCCTTCAAGCTGATCAAGTTTGTTTTGATTGGAAACGTTGTGAAGTCTCGCTTCTTCCAATTCTGTCGACAATTCAACAACTGAAACAACTTCGCTTGGAACGTCTTCATAAATTGGTTTGGCGTCCAAATAAGCTTCTAAACTTTTGATTTCACGATTTAAATCGGTCCTGATTAGAAAACTCTCCTTGTAATCTTTTTCAAGATCTGAAAAGTCGATTTTGAATGTGTCTTTTAAATGATCGACCTGTGCCTTCATATCCATATTTTTGAAAGCCAAAGGGTCAAAGGCTAAAGCGCCAATGATTTCAAATAACATTGATTGACTATATTTTGCGCCTTTTTTTGTTTTCGATTTAACTTTTAAACTTGTTTTTTTATTTGGAAGAATAGTTCTTTCAACTATCAAATCTTCATATGGATCACCGTCTTCTGATTTAAGTTCTGCAACAATACTGGCCTTTTCAGATCCTTTTCTTATGGGATCTGACGGCATGTTTCTAGTGCCACCCAATAGAGTCTCAATTGAATTTAAAAAACTAGTCTTGCCTTGCCCGTTATCGCCTCCAATGATTATCAAATTGCCTTCATCATCAAAATTGACTTCTGCGAATTTAACTTTCATAAAATTCTCTGTTGTTATTTTTTGAATCTTCATTCTTGCTCCTTTTTCTCTTCTAATTCATTAATTTCTTTAATGTTTCCAAAAATAATTTTCTCAAGTTTGTTAGTTTCTTCCAGTACCTTCTTAACCTGTCTGATTAGTCTTTTTTTAACTTGTTCGGGGTTTTCCTCTCTTTTTTCGCACAAAGGGCAATTGACTGTTTTAAACCAAATTTTCCAATGGCCCTTATTACATTGATTCATAATTGGATCCTTGAGAAATAGTGGCGACCAAAGACCGGGCGGAAAATGGTCGCCTGAGAGAGAAGAGCAGTCCATTAAGAGGAAAGCATATTGAATATATTAGCATAGCCATTTAATTTATAAATGGTCTTCTCTAATCGATCCTAATGGGCTGTAAACGCTTTCGCCGGAGGTGGCTGTATGAATTTCATATTTATAACCCCTTCTCAAGAATCTGCGTATTTGAGAGTTTAATTGAACTTGTGTTTCCAATAATGGTCCGGATCTATAATGGCCGTGAACTGCGAATAAGTGTTTTTGACCGTCTGAAAATACTACATAAATATCTTCTTCTAGGCATCTGAAATTGTGATTCTGAATGTATTCCATTGTTTTGCTCCTTATCAACTAAAAAAATAGTGGGTGCAACTCGAAGAAAACAAGTTACACCCTAGTTGATACCGCATGAAAGGATCATGCGCTTGAGCATAGATGGTCGGTCGTCACAGCAGAGTTTCGACCACTTTGCGAAGAACTATCGTATTAGCAAATCGCTTACGATAGAATACGTTTCTTAATTTTTATGCTTTTGCTCATATCAACTATTAACATGGTGCGTCATTTTTAAAAAAGTGTCAAGAATAAATACTCAGAATCCGATAACTATTTTTATGATAAGAAAAAAACCACTTTTTACAGTGGCTTTTCTGTTGAATTTTCAATTAATTTGTTGATTGAGGCGGTTGGAATTATAACTTTCTGACGTTATTATAAACCCCCTTGAACGAATCAACGTCTTCTGGAAGCTCTTTATTTTTGATTGCTTTTTGAATATTCTTGACACCTTGATTGAATACGCCTTTGATTTCTTCAAGCTTTTCGTTTTCGCCTCTAAAAGTTTCCTTAATTTCTTGATATCCGGCTCTGAGTTCGTCACGTTCAACAACTACCTTTTCTTCGCGTTTTCGCTGTAAATTGATCTTTCTGATTATCGCTCCGACGCCACCTATTCCCCCTGCACCTAATACATATTGAAGAATGGGAATCAATCCTTCATCGGGGGTTTCATTGCCTTTTTTTACAAGTTCATTGTATTCTTGTATCTCTGCATTCTTCTTTTTGATCTCAATATCCTTCTTTTCGTCACCTGTCAAATCAACCTTTTTTTTCTCTTTTCTATTTGGCTTTCCTGTAACGATATCCTTTGTTTTGTCCCATAATCCAATTTTTTCGACTGGTGTACCGTCTCCATAATCTCGCTCAAAACTATCACAAGCCGACATTATGAGACATATGCCAATTAGGCAAGTAATGCTTAAAAATATCTTTAGTTTCTTCATATCTGCTCCTTTTAAAAAACTATAGTTTGTCTACTGTTTGGTGAATTAAAATAACTTTTTCCTCAACTCTAGCGGCTTTTGCGTTGGTGCTTTGAACACTCTCATTCATGATTGTTAAAGTTGTTTTCATTGTTTCAAGCGTTTCAATCATTTTTTCATGTCTTTTAAGTTTCATGTCCAAAACGTCTTTACTTTCAGCGTTGCAGACCATGACCGGCTGTTCAGGTTTTTTTTGATCGTCCTTTTTCGACATAAGCCATTTTATGAGTCCGATCAATTCTTTGATCACAAACAATAACACTATGGCTATGACGCCAATTTCCGAAGCTTTTAATTCTTCCATGATTTATCCTTATGGTTTGGAATCGGTTGTAAATACACGAAAACACCTGTTTTTGTCGTCTTCACAAAAAGACTCAACTTTAAAACTTCTTACGATCTCCCCTTTTTCAATGACTTCGGTTATTGATGGACGACCCGCCTCAATGTATATCCTGGGATTTTTAGAACGCTTATGGACATTTACAATAGGAAATTGAACTTTTTTTATGCCTTTAACAAAATGGCTGTCATGTTCAACTTCATAATATGTAAGGACTTGCTTAGAATCGATCTCTTCTTTAACTTCTTTTATTGAAATGCAATCATATATTGTTTCTATTGTCATAGTTGGTTGCTCCTTATTTCCATGACTCCATTTGATATCGTTCCGGTAACAGCTATTTCAATTTGACGACTACCATCAACGGGAAGAAGAGACAGTGCCGCATAATGTTGCGCTGAAGTGGGGTTCGTTGATCTGTTTCGGGCAATCTCTCTTAATGTTCCGGAGACTTCGCCGGCGTCGATAGTTGCCGTGGATCCACTTGTCACGTCATATCGAATATAAACTTGGACAAAAAGAGTGTCTACAGGAACGATTGAAGAAATGTCTTTCACTCCCGTTGTCAGTCCAACGTTGGTTCCGCTATCAATCCATACAAAGTTATTAAGAATCACTTGTCCTGTTAAATCATTTGAATCAATTTGAGCTGAATTCAAGCCGTCGTGGTCATGGTCTGCAACGGCTGCCCCGATAAAGCTTTTGCCAAGCCATAATTTTAAGAATTCAAGGTTATCTGTAATATCTACAAATAATGTTGTGTCAAGTGGTGAGTCCGGATCGGTTCTGCCCGAGACTATGACTGTGTAAGAAAATCCGTCAATCGCCATGTTTTCTCCTTAAAATATCACGCAGCCATCAACTGCGTCATCACCTAACTTATTTCCAACTGCTGTTCCAATAAATCCAAAAATCTTCTGTTCTTCTGTAGCGTCATCAAAATCTTCTGGAAATGTTCCACCTGGTGGAATAGCCGGTGATATAAAACAAATGTGTCTTTTCGACAAAAGGACTAACTCTGTTGAAATTTGACCTGATTCTTTTTTGGGATTTTTTTGGGTAACTTGCCAAAATGAATTTCCCCTTGAAATACTACCGTCTGAATTCTCAGTCAAAATGTCTTCTGTGTTTAAGGCGACAACGTTGCCCACAACAATATCAAAATCGTCTTTAACTTCGAAATTAAGACGCATTCTTTCGGCACCTCTTCTGAATCTTGAAACTACCCCCTCTGTTACTTGAGAAGCTTCTGAAGCTCTATAAATCCAATTTGAAAAGATTGCTTTGACTTTTGGTCCTGAAAGATCTTCAACTCCTAAATCAACGTTAATTCTGATCTGCTCAAAATCCTCTGGTTTGTCACCGTCTGCACCGGATTTTTTGTCATAGTAGACTATGGCCCTGGTAACACGTTCTTTTGTGTTTCCTTCTACATCAGAAGATTTAAAAACAATATTTGCTTCATCAGTGAACAAATCAATTGATTCGCCTGGTCGAATGGTTAACGGTGCTTTTGCCTTATATTTTCCCTGTTCACTAATCCATACGTCAATTAATGATTGTTTTCTAACTTCTGTAACTAATTCCCTGATTGTCTGAGGTTCGACAATGGTCGTATCAACCGCACCAGTGACTCGGCCTCTTCTAAAGGCTTTGCCCGAATCTGCGTCAAATTCAGAAGAAAAAACCGCCAAATCTAAATCAGAATCACCAATTCCAGTTCTTGATATCAAATCCCTCAAAATGACAATTGGTCCGATTCCTTCTTCTGTCAAATGCTGTCTATATATAGCAACTTCGGTGAATAAGTCGTCATCACCATGGGCTTTTCCTGTCGTTCCAAAAGCTCCCCTTCCAGCGTCCACGCCTGAAGATGCCAGATCAGTTGTGGCCACATAAAAGCCTCTATTTGAGCTTTCTTCAAACTGTGCTCCGTATGCTTCGACCTCTGCTAAATCACCTGTATCGCGCTTGACAATGATGTGAACGGCTGTTCCTGCGCCTCCTGTAAAAGCGGCCACAATCTGAAACCTTGTCCAGATATCAGTAAGCGTAACTTGTGAGGTAAAATTATCGCCCCCGTCTTCGTCAACTTCTAAAGTGATTGTTCCACCGACTGCAGATCTGAGCCAAATTGAGAAAACCCATGTTTCACTTGCAAGAGAAGGAACGGTTGGGTCTTGAGAAATTTCATCAGCAACAGCGTTAAAAAGAATTTGTGCGGCATTGATATCAACGGCAAAAGGACCAACGGCAAAAGACCCGTTGGCAGTGGTTCCACTGGTTTTGACCCATTTGGCATTTGCAAAATCTTCTGATCTTTCAATGTGATTGTCTTGAACTGAAACGGTATTTGATGAAATGCCTTTTATGATAACGTCCTCTTCGTCAACATCATCAGGATCAAGTCTGATAACAATAGGCATTTGATCTTTGGATCCCAATGAATCAGGGTCCGTTATTTCCGCCGCGTCATCAACATCAAAAGTTGAATCTGTTGCAATAATAGCCCCGTCAATTAAATTTGTATCTGTGGTCTCTGAGGGAGTTTCGGTGTTAGTCAAAACCTGCAAATCTTTGGATTTTATAGTAATTTCTCGACCTGAGCCAAATTTATAGTCCTCAAAACGACCTGAAAAGATAACTTCAAAATCAGATTCTAAAAAGCCATCGGCTCTGAATCCTCGAAGGATTTCAACCTTTGATCCAATAATGTCCGGTTGAGCTATAAGTAATCTTTGCCAAAAAGTGCCGCCTGTCGTCACTGTGAAAACTGCAGGGTCAAAATCTGGTGGATTTAAGTCGTCAAAGAATGTGACTGAAAAATTGGTTTGTTCAGTGATTGATTTTTCAGGTCTGATTCTTGATGGACGACCTGTGAAACTCTTCATATATGGCCTGATATCATCATTTAATTGAAGATTTAAGAGATTGCCGTTTCGAGGTGAGAATTTAAAGGTTGTGGATCCCGCAACAGTTCCGGAAACTGTGATCCTTACCAAGTGGGTTACTTCTCTCGAAACTTTTGCAAGCTCGGTCAAATATGCTGCAGAAGCCATTATTCTTTGACTCCTATAACTGAAAAAGATAAGTCTCTGAATCCTGAATCAATCGGAGTCACTATTGGTCGTCTAATTCCTTTTTTTTCAGCGATTTGACAGAAAAAAGCGTCTTTCTCGAAATTTCCTGGATTTCCTGAATTCCAAGAAAAAACAAAAGGTTTCAATTGAACGCCGTGATTATCCCAAAAGTCTTGAAAGCCTCCTAAAGTTTCGTCTCGAACAAAAGTATTAGTCAAAAGCTTTGCTTTGATATCCGCCCTTCTTTCTTGATAAAAGCGGACGGCTCCTAAAATCTGACCTGATTGAGACCTCGAAGTCACATTTCTTATCATTTCTGTTTGCGGATCATATCCTTTTAAAATGGTCCCTGCAGGAAATTCAACCGCTTTTCCCCATTGAAGTTGCCCGATCGAGGGAATAAATGTTGCAACTCTTGAAAGGGTTAATCTGAAAAATCTATTTGTTGCTTTGGTAAATGATCTTAAAATGATTTTGTTATCAAGAATGCCGGTTTCATCAAATAAAGTTGTGTATGCCGCATCATCAGCACTATGCTCGAATTTAACGTCTACTGCCCCGTTGCCGTCTAAAGCGGGATCAAAGTAATCATGACCAACTGACATGAAATAATCGACATCAACCGTATTTCCGACTCCTGCGTCTGTTTTGATTGTCACACTGGTTGCGGTCGATCCTGGTTTGAAAACTGTATAATTCCTATCATCAGATAAATTTGAAGCTGGAAAATTGGCATTCTCGGATGGAACTACTGTGACGGCATCAGAATCAAGCCTTGAATCCGCTCCTATAATTGCAATACCCATTATGAGCCCCTAACCGTTAATCCAAAATCAACATCATCGTCACTCGCATCTTGAATGATTTCAGCCAATTTGCTTGCCAATTCAGCTTCATTGCCAATGAATGATCCCGTTATATTAATTACAAGTTGCTGTTGATTTTCTGTCGTTTCTGGCAAAACTGGTGTGGCGAAAGGATCCGGACCAGGAGCTGACCCAGGACTTCCACCACCACCAGAAATTGACCCCGCACCAACTGCACCGCCAGCGCCTCCCCCTGCTGAAGTTGCTTGAATTGATGCCACCTGAGCAAAACCAAAAACACCCGCCGCGATTGCCGCGGGTATTGTGTGTGGTGGCCCTGGTGGAGCCGCTAAAGCTGCGTTTACGGCTCTAAATGTGTTTATCACGGCTTCAGCGATTGCAAAAGCCTTGGCTATTTGAAATAATTTTCCACCTGAAGTTTGAGCGATTGATAACAAAGCTGCTCCAAGTTGCTGAGCCCCGACTCTTAAAGCAACGCTTTTCTTTTTTTCTACATTTTGCTCCGCGGCCACAATTTTACTGGATGCTTTTAATCTTTCCTGATTGGCCCTAACAAATTGAGCGTTTCTTGCAAATAATCCCCCTGCTGATGCATCAAATAACGCCTGTTCATGGCTTAATAGGCTTTGCAATTCTTGTTCTCTTACAGCTACTGTTCTATCAAATTCCCTTTGTTCAATCTCAACTTGAACAGCGTCTCTTTGTAATTGAGACTGTAAACGAATTTCATTCTTAATTTCCTCATGTTCAAGTATTCCGGTCAAATCTTGACTTCTAAGAAAATCTGCTGCTTGAAGTTGCTTAGTTGAGTTTGCTTCAATTTCGGCAAATCTAAGTTCATTTTCTGTTGAAAGAAATGCACTTATTTCTTTTGCGCTTTCAAATATCTTTTTTTTACGTTCATCTTCGATCTTTGCCGCTTCGGCTGCTGCCGCTCTTTCGGCTGCCAATTGTTGTTGAATGAACTTAGGATCTGTACTTGGAATGTTTGCAGATTTTGCGGCAACAACCTTGTCCGGTGTTTTTGAGGTTAAATCAATGTTTTTTATAACTTCATCATTTAAAGAAGATAGTTTTTCTCTGAACTTATCCGTTGATTCTCCCAATTTAAAATAAGATACTCCAGATTTTATATTCTCTTTTACTTGTTTTTTTGAAATTGCTATGTTTGCATCAATTCCCAGTGCCATTTTTTCAAAGGCTGTGCTAACTGCATTAGTGCCATCTGAAGCGGCCTCTCCCATTTTTCCAAGTTGAAATTCCAGTGTCTTAACATTCCTTCGCACAAAATCAACGGTCCCTTCGGGCAAAACCGCTTTTCCAAATTTAGCCGCTTTTAACAATTGTCTATTTATAAATAATGAAAACTTTATAAATTGCCGTTTAATTGTATCTATAGGGTCTTGAAAGAATTGAACAATAGATTTTCCTATTTCTGAAAATGAAAGCAAAACGATTCTGGCAAATGTAAGAATAATAATTTTCAAGTCAATAAGTGCGGCTTTTAGAAATTTCAATCCTGCCAAAAAGAAGTTGAATTTCTTAATAGCAAACAATACAGCGTCGGCTATAAAAAATACAGCATTTGCAAATAGTTTTGCGAATTCGACGACTCCTGATTTGACTAATTTATCGTTGGCTTTTATCCATTTAGTAGATCTATTGGCAACCTTTATCAGTTGAGCTGTGAAACCTTGCATGACAGGAATTAAGTTTTTACCAATTGCAACTTGTAAGTCTTCAATTCTAGAAGCTAGGGTTTTTTGTTGATTTTCTAGGCTGCCGCTACTTCTAGCAAAGTCATCTTGAGCTTTTATGGTTTGTTCTAAAATCAATGCAAATGTAGCTTCAGCTTTCGCGGCGAGTAACGCTACGCCTGTCAATTTGTTTGTTCCATTAATCAATAATCTTTGCTGCAAATCAGCCTCTAAGATTTTGGCTCCAACCGCAATTAACGAATCTCTTTCACCAAGTAAGGCTTTGGTTAAGATCTCTGACGCTCTCGTTGCCCCGCCTTGAAGATTGTTAAAACTAGCCAAATCGACCGCTAATTCTTGAACTTTATTAGAAAGGTCCAATGCCGCTTTGTCTGCGAATCCAAAGCCTGTCAGTAAATCTCCTGTGCCTCCAAGTAACTGTTTGGCTGCCTTATTTGAGAGGCCAAAGTTTTCGGCTAAATTGTCCGCAGTTTTATTGGCTTCATCTTGAATGGATTTGAAAACAACATTAAACTTCTGTTCAACTTCGGCAAAGTCAGAAGCAAGTTTAAGAGAAGCTTTCCCAAGTTTGAAAAGAGCAAAGCTGGCCAAGGCAACTGCGGCGATTGCAACGAGTCCGATTGCCTTAGCCGCTTTTTTTCCAGCGTTTCCAATAGCCCTAAATGCTTTGCCAATTTTCTTAGAAGCTTTTTTGGTATTATCGGCAGATTTATCAATGGCACTATCAAATTTCTTGATACTGGGTGTGCCGAGATCATCAACCGTGAGTAAGTATCTAAGATCCATTATTTAGTCCTACGCTTTGGCCTGTTTGGTCTTTGATCGTTTGCGATACCTTGAATTATCATCACCCTGTCCATGACTTCCTTTTTGTCGTCTTCCTCTATCTGAGAAAAATTCATTAGCGTATCCAGGTCTGAAGGTTGGACATAAAAAACGTCTTTATCTTCGCCATTAATAGATTTTGCTGTTTGCATTGCTTGAATATATAAATGAAGAATGATTTGGTTTTCGTCCCAAAGTAAAGGAGATTCGTCTTCAATTGGACACAATCCATTGTCATTTACATCTCGCAAACATGAAACACCTTCAACCCCTCGTTGACAATAGCCACAATGTTGAATATTGCCTCTATTCTCCTGAGCATAGTTAAACTCTGCCCAGGTAGTTAGTTTTTTACTTCTGCCTCCGCCTCTTCTTCTTCCGCCTCTTCAAACCCTCCAATAACATTGTTCCAACATTCACTAAATTGTGTCCAATTGTCATCGCAAATAATTTTGTTTTTTAAATTGCATTCAAGATCTTTGCCGTCTAATTTTATTGCCTCCCACCCAACGATAAATTTATCCATAAGGGCTTCATTAAATCTTTTTTCGTTTAAATTTGACCCTAAAGATCTTGAACCACGATTTTTATAAGTGCATTGCTTTCGTAATTCCGTGAGCTCCTTCGGCTTTGGCTCGACAATTAACAATTTCGCGTCACAATCAGCAATCTTGTATGTTTTAGGCTTTCTTTCTTCTACTAAATTCCGAATTTCCATATTTGCTCCTTTGCTCCTGGTTAGTCTTATTCGGTTGTGTTTTATTTATGTGAATACGATTGTGAATTCATCATCTCCTTCGTCTCCGTTTTGATTCAATGACATTTCCATTTCTTCTGTGCGGATTGAATCACTGTCGCCTTCACTGAGATTAATGAATTGGGCTTTTGGTGCTGAGAATGTCATGATATTGCCAGCGGCCCCTATTAAGGCATAAGTCAAAATTCCTTCTGAATTGTCTCTTATTTTGAGGAAGAAATTTATAGTGGCAACTGCGACCTGCTCCGGATCGACTTCAGCCTTTGGCGCTCTACCAACATATAAAGCAGATAAATAACCCGTCGCCTCATTGACGTCTGGTCTGTGAATTATTTCGTTTGCCATGTCAATTGTAAGATTTTGAATATTCAAAGTTCCTACGCCCTGAACACTGAAAGCTACTCCCAAAAATGTCTTTGGAATAACACCGGGAGAAGGCTGAGCAAATGCGACTGTATCTGTTGGCTCTTTATATTTGCCTTTAAATTCAAATTCGCACATGACGATTCCGCCCTTAACGGCAACCAATTTGACTGTTCCTCTGGCTCCAATTAAGATCTTAGATTTGAACACTGAATCATTAGCGCCTTCTCTAAGTTCGAGTGTAATAGTTGGAATATCCTCAGTTACGGGAGCGTATGTCACACTTGTTGAGGCAACAATTGTTTCACTTAGGCCACATGCTTTGAATAAATCGGTTAAATGTGCTGGCGCTGTTCCTGCCACTCCCGATCCTTTTAATTCGGTTGAGAATGTTACGGTTGCATTGATTTCACCTGCAACTTGTGAAAGCCTTGAAAAGCTTGGTTGAACCACTTCAAGACGATCATTTTGAATATTATCAATTGTATATTCAGGATTATAAATTGGAGCGATTACGTCAGCGTCAGCTAAAGTTTCTTCTGTGCCTTCAACGGCTTCAATTTTTGCAGCAATTTGCTGTCTTTTAGTTAAAAATACCATTATTTACCCCCATCGTCTTCTTTGGTTGATTTTTTAGCTTCTTGTGTTTTGGCTTTGGCTGTCCCTGGACCTTCCAAAAGCTTTCCTTGTTTGTCATATGTCCAGCTTCCACCTTTTCGACAAAAACCGGATTTTGTATTGTTATTTTTGATTTCACTTTTCTTTGACATCGTTTATCCTCCGACTCTTTCGATTGCTTCAAATGTAAGGGCTGCATGATGGACTAATACCCCACCATAATTTGCATGGCCAACTGACCTTATTTGTAATTGTTTTGGAATTATGACTGTTCCATTCAGATCATTATTTTTTCTAAATTCGGTTTGAATATCTGAAAGAATGTTTTGAAAAAGTGTCTCTGACGCTGTTGAATCTTCAAGAGACATACGTCCAACAATTGCAAAATTATGAGTATCATGAAAATTTGGTTCATTTCCTGCAGCATTCTGAACGCTCCAAACTTTCTCTGCCGTTGCAAGTCTAGTAATCTCCCAAGTTAATATCTTTCCGCCGTCTTTATATTCAGCAAAAAACTCGTTCCAAAATTGTGTAGATCTTATGAATTTATGAATCTTTGTTCCGGCTCCTGAGACTTGGTCTAAGATTATGGCGATTTGATCGATTATGGTTTCATATGACATTTATTTACCCAACCTTGCGACGGTCCGATTTTTGGCTCTTTCCATCATTGCGTCTATTTGAGGCTTAACAGATTCAAATGATTTCACGAAAGTTCTTTTGGCTTTGATTCCGTCTCTTTTAATTTTCCTAGAAATCAAAAAAGCTACATTATTTGCCCTTGTTCGATTGGTTATTCTTAATTTTCTTCTCACCCATTGATGAAGACCTGAGTCTTCTGTGTGAGGTGGCAAATGTCTTTTTGCTCCTCCGTCAACAACTTGAGCTTGAATTACTGAACTGACAACCTCACCTTTAATAGTGTTTCCTGAAAAGTTCGGCCCTTCAGTGATCCATGAGTTTCTTAGAATGCCCGTTCCGCCGACGGGAGATTCTTGAACGAAATCGCCACGAATCAAAACAATTCCTTCGGCAACTGCCTTTGAATATTCTTCAATCTGGATATTAAAAGGAATTTGACCTTGTATGTTTTGGGGTCTTTTATCCAATGATATAGTAAATTTACTAGCCATTATCTTCTTATCGTTGGGTGAAAAATAAAGTCTTCACCATGAGAAAATTTAATATCTGCTTCAACCAATGCCTGAGCCGCTTTAATGTCTCCCCTAAGACCGACGATCATTTCATATTTAGCTTGAAAGTCTTTAGCTGTCTGTCTGAAGTTTTGGCCTTTGATAGCATAATCAACACTATCGGCGTCAATTTGCCTGTTTACAGATTCATTCATTAGATTTGAAAGCGAATAACACAATAACGAAGTTGCCAAATAACAAACTGCGTTTAATGTTGTCTCATTTAAAGAAGAAGTCGTTAAGTTAATGAAATGAACACTATTAAATGAGATTCGGATTGTTTCCACCGTTCTTAATTTTACGGTAGATGGACTATCTGAAGCTTCATCTAATGCGTCGTCTTCCCTTAAATCATTCGTGACTTCAATAAAATCACCCGGATCATTAATGTCGCTTATATAAAAACTTCCGTCATTATCGGCATTCGTTGAGCTTTCGGCAAAAAGAACGTCATTGAGCTTGATTAAGGTTAAATCCGGGGATCCATTAAATGTATATCTAATGGTGTTTCCAGATTGGAATAATATTGTATCAACGTCCAAAGCTTCGAGAACATTGGTTGCACTTGGTTGAAATTGATTGAATCTCAATCTTTGTCTTTTATTGTCTGCAAATGTTGGATCTTCGTAGAGAAACCAATCGTCATTTCGTGGTCTAATTAATACTGGTGTTCGACCGGCCGGCGATTCAACTTGTGAAACGTCAGAGATTCCTTTTACAAAAGCGGCTGGCAATCTATAGTCTTGAGTTCCATCACCTGGAATGTCTGAAACGTCATTTAAAGGTTTATCTTTGTTTAATTCTTGAATTGCAACTGTGATAGCTAAATCTGTATCACCGGCGATTAAAAAAGGAGCGACATCTTTAATGAACAAAACTACACGATTTTGTGCGTCTAAGAGTTTAAATGCCATTGAGGAACCTCCTTTATTCCAGAATGACCGTTTTTATTTCAAGTGTTATGGTTGTGGTATTTTTAACAAGATTGACTCTGTATTTTTGACCTAATGCATGATCGATTCTGTTTAAGATAACAACGACGACACCCGTTGCGATAACATTTATTGTTTCTTGTGTTACAAATTTCGTCGCTCCGCCGTCTTTTTCTACAACTGAAGTTTGGAAATTGAGATCATAATTACCACTCGCACCTAAAGCCTGTACATCGACCCAAAATTCAATTGTTTTAGCTGATTTGTTACCAAGTTCTTTTGTACTTAGGTTGCCGTCTTGCGTGACAAGAGGTAATAAAAGATCTGGTACGACTTCGCGAGCTTGACTCATTTATGCCCCTGATTTGAATTTATGGGCCTCCAAAATAGGAGGCCCTGATTTTTACCCTTGTGCTAAATGTTCGTAAGTGATTTGAACAAGGCCCGGAGGCATTGCAAAACCGGTTCCGTTTTCCGTTTTGTCTAAAGAAAGAACTTCATTTTCCTCAACAATCAAATTTGCGGCTGTTGATGAAAGAGTTAAATCTTCGGATTTGTGAGCGACGGAATCTATCCCGCTGGCATATGTTTTAAGATCTGTAACCGCTACCACACCAACACCTAACAATTCTTTATTGACAAGGCCAATAATAAAGTTATTTGTTGCGGCTCCGGTGACGTCTGTATCAGGAATCCATTTGACACTGGTGATTTTGATTTGCTTTCCGGTCAAGTTTTGCCAAATTGTGGACTCTTCATCTGCGCCCAAGGCTACAAGAATTGTCCGCGCTTGCGCTACATGATTCCCATGAAGGTCTGCTATTTTATTGCTTTTACCCATCTTTTCTAATTCCTTCCGTTCTGTTTAGGATTACACGTTTGCAGAGCGTTGAATCCAACGGTGGTCCACAACTCTTGCGCCTACAACTAATCTTATTTTGTAAGTTATTTTGTCTGCATCAAACATTGATCCGGCTGTCGGAGTGTCAACACCTTGGACGAAAATGTCAGGTCTATCACGACCACCCAAGAAACCAACGGCAATTGTGTCAGCGTCTTTACCGCTTGCAGCGATATACCAGAAATTTTTGGTTCCGGAAGTTCTTCCAAGACCAATCGTTCCAAGTGCTCGCATGAGAAATTTCTTTTTCAAAACGTTATCGATTGTAGCGTCTTCTGACGAAGTTTCTTTTCTGTCTGAACCAATGATTTCTTCACCTTTAGCTTCTTGATCAACTGAAGTGAATAACCACGCTGGCATTAATCCAAGCTTTTCGCCTGATTCAAAGGCCAATTGATTCCGTAATTTTACTATTGAGAGAACTGAGTTTGCATATGAAAGCGCCCCCGCTCCTGACAAATCGTTACTGTGATTTGTGTCATCAAACAAAGCAAAACCGTCTTGCATGTTTGGATTTAATTCAATTTGATCCCAAACCAATTTATGAATGGTTAGGTTTGATGCTCTGGCCAAATTTCTTGGAATCTTTTTAACAATCCCGATGTTGTCTGCCAAAACGTCTTCCCAGGTCACGACTTCCAAGCCACCACGTTTAGAAGGCTGGATAACTTCAACCTCTTCCGCTCTGTCTGGGTGTAATTCTTGGTATGGCGCACCTTGTCCAACAACTGGCAATTCTTTTGTTTCACCAGTTCTAACAATTGAGAATGTGTTTGTTGCGTCTTGAAGGTTTTCAATGCCTGAAATGATTTGACGCCAATCGTTTCTAGGATCTTGAGTGTATTCTTTTTGCAATCTGCGAAACATAGCTTGACCAAAACCCACGGCAAAATCGCTTGTTATCGTTGCCTCCTGCAAACAATCGGAAGATCCTCGATCCCAACTTTCTTTTAGTTTTTGTGCATGCTGGACATAAGGGTCACCGAAATCATACATAATTTTTTTCGGGAAAGACCGGTGCATGCATTCAAAAATATTGAGAGACACGAATTCGCGGCTTCCATGTGCATTTTTATTGTTTTCGTTGTATGCTCTCCAAGCTTCATTCAAATTATGGAATTTTGGAACTCCGTCAATATTTTCGCCTTCATAGAATCCGTCCCAAGCTTTGCCGAATTTTTCATTTTGACTTTCACTTACTTTAATACGTGTTGCGTCATCTGCGTTGTCATCATGAGCATCACCAAGGCCATTGACCTTGCCTGTTCCTTCTTTAAAAGAAGCAATGTATTCTTTTTCAGACTTAATGGCCTCTTTAATTTGATCTTCCGTGACGTCTTCTTTGTCTTTAAATTTTTCTGTTATTTTTTCTTTTGCTTTTTCGGGCAAATCAGACCCAATCAAACATTCTCTGACCAGGAGTTCGCCGTCTTTAATTCTTGAAGCCTTTTGATCTTCTGCAAGCTTCTTTTCAGCTTCTTTAATTTCTTCTTTAGTTTTCATTTCAAACTCCGTTTCATGATCAGTTATAAATGCTCCGTCAACTTCTTTGACGCTTTCGGGGATTTTGTTTTTAAGTTCTTCGAATGAGACCCCCAAAGAGGCAGCCATTTTTTTAAGTCTTGCGTCTGGTGGTCGTTTTATTTTTCCACTCATAATTAAAGCCAATTGACCTTTGTCTAAATCTGCTGTTTCGGCTAAGACGGTTGTCGAAATGCCTTTTTCTTCAGAAATTTTTCGTATGAAATCGCCAAGCGGGTTTTCTTCTTTTAAAGGAACTTTTGCCTCTAAAACTCTTGAAGTGAAATCTTCGTCACTCTCACCTTCTTTTTGTTTAATTCCAAGTTTCTCGGCAAATTTTTTAATATTTTTCATACCTTGATTTCCCTTTTCTTCACTTGCAGCAATGCGGAGAACACCGCCTCCGGCTGCTGGACTCGTGACAACGTCGGTTGATTCAACTTGTGTGATTTTTTCAACAATAAGAGCTTCTTTTCCGTTAATCATTCCGCCACGCGATTCGCCGTGAGCGTCTATAGAAAAACCTAATAAATCGGATTTTCCATGGCTAAAGGAATCTTTCAAGTCTTCCATTAACCATGTTTGACTAGGTAGAATGTGAAATCTCGCAATGATACCGTGACCTTTTGTGCCGTCAGGTCTTTGAAATTCTTCAAATCTTACATTTTCAAACCAACCAACGGTATTCCGTGATGGTCCGGAAGGATTTCTTCGAGCATTGTTTTGATTGCGGTGATTAAGTTCATTACCCTCTAAGAAAGCGCAACATTTGACACCTTCAAAAAGACTAACACTTCTTTCCAATACTTCGTTTGAATAAAATCTATTGTTTAAAGACAGTCCGGATTCAATGAGAACAACATCCCATTCTTTGCCAGTTTTTCCGTCGATATCATGTAAAAGTAAGACGCTACTTTTTTCTAGAAATTGTTTCATACATTAAAAATAACTGATTCAGAGATACTGAATCAAGAAAAATCAACAGATTGCCCCCAAATAACCTTGACTATTTGGGGAACAATCTGTTCCGCTTTTTTCATGAACTTAATTTTTTGTCGGATTTTTTTCGATCATAATTGTTTTTTTGCCGCCGTATTTATCGACATGTTCATGTTTGATTTTATACTTCCAATGCGTGTCCGTTTGGAATTCTCCGCGACAATGTGTAATGTCAGGAGCGCCTTCAGGCATAGCGTTTGAATCCTGTTTTTCCTGAGTTTCAGCCTTTTCTTCTATTTTTTCCGAAACTTCAGATTCAACCGTTACTGTTTCTGATGATGAAACTCCTTCCGGCGTTGCTTCCGTAATTTCTTTTTCAGCCTCTTCATTTTTGACTTCTTCCTTTGGCTTTTCGACTTTTTCTTTTTTCTTTGTCGTTTTCTTTGTTGTCGTTTTCTTTGCCATGATAAATGACCTCCTTTTAAGATTGTTGAATAATTCCAAGTGATTTGTCTAAAGTTTTTTCAAGATCGGGAACAACGTCAACGACCACGCAACGGCATTGAATAACATTCCCAGGACTGGCGATCGGATCTCTTGGAAACAGCATTTGATCGGTAATCAATACACCACGTCTTACAAATCGATTTACAGGGATAACTCTTTGGCCTCCTGTGAATCCTTTAGGGCTTGCTGATCCGCCTAAAGTAAGAAAATTGCTTGTTCCCGTTCTTGAATAATCGATTATTTTGAATCTGCTTTTTATTGGAATTGGGCCAATACTGCCACCAGGCCCATAAATTTGTCCCGCTTCTGCATGTCCACGTCTGACTCTCCCGTCACCAACTGGAAGCCACCTTTTTTTTAAACCTGGGATTGAATCAGATAATTGCTCTGATGCTGCCTGTTGAGCATTTGAAAAAGCTCTACCTATTTCAGTCCTAGTGATTTCTTCAGCCTGGAAAGCAAATTTTACCCGCCTTCTCAATCCGGCTCTGACTTCTGGACTTGTTCTTAAAAGACGGTTTATCTTGGCCATTGCCTGACCTGAAGATTGAAGGCCAGCGATCGAGCGATTAATTTGCGTTGTGATAGCCGTTCCCAGATCGTCAAACATTTCACTATAAATATTGACGGCATTTCTTGATAATGTATTCAAAACGGTTGGCGCAATTTGAGGAAACAACGTTGGAATATTTGCGGCAAATAGCGCTCGGGCGGTTACTCCCTGGCCAAGTTCAAAGCTTGAACCCAATTTTTCGTCAAATTCTTGAGCTGATTTTGTTTTTAGGGATTCCAAGGAATCGTTAACGGTTGATTGCAAATCACCTAAAATTCTTACGTCAAATGGGTCTCTTGGATCTGACGGCCTATCAGCTCTCAATCTATCTAATGTATCGACTCTAAAATCTTTCATGAGATTGATAACATTTAAAACGGCTGCGTCTGATAGTTTGAAAAGCTGTTTTCTGCTATCAGCAAATGATTGGGAAAATTTATTTGAATCTTCGCTACTTGTCATTCTTGAGCATCAATTAAAAGAATATGTTTTGTATATGTCGATTTTCCTGATTTGGTTCCGCCGATACCTCGCGCGCTAGTGCACGGACCGCTAACACCGCTCCCACTTAAATTAGCCAAGGTGATGGGATCAAGCTCGAATAAGTCTTCAGCACGATTAGAAAAGAAAAGCCTTTTATCAGTACCCCCTATTCCCGCGCCAGAATTACCCGGAGTAGTCACCCCGGCACCGCTTAGATTTGCTAAAGTTTCTGGGTCTAGTTCATACGCTTTTAAGAGATTTGCAGCAATAGTATAAAGTCTATCAAGTGTTCCGCCAATTCCTCTTGACAAGGCATCGGGAGCACTGACACCGCCCCCGCTTAGATTTGCGAGTGTTTCCGGGTCAATTTCAAACAATAACGCTAGTGTATCGGAAGAATGATAAAGCCTTTTTTTAATTCCGCCCATTCCATAGCCACCGCTCGCGGGAGTAAGCGCACTGCTTAGACTTACTAAAGTTTCTGGATCTAGTTCAAAAAGACCGGTAATACTGGCATGAAAAAGCCTGTCAGTTATTCCACCAATTCCTTTTGGATTGGAATCAGGACTTACCGCGCTGAATTCAGAGGTAAGGTTGTTTTGATTGAGAAGATGTATTGTGATCTCAGCGCAAACGTGAAAAAGTTTATTAGACATTATTTACTCCTGCGCAGCGCGAATTGTTTCAACATCTGTTTTTCTGGTTTCCTTTTCAGCTTCTTCAATAACAGTAATTGAATCATTTTCATATTTATTAGTGTCAATTTTTGCTTGTAATTCTGACAATTTACTATCGAATAGCGCCTGATTAGATATGGGAATTATTGAAGTATAGTTTGCTTCTGAATCGTCGCCTTGAACGGTTGTTCTTCGAACATCGTCGGGATTGAATCCATATTTTCTCCAATTAACCATTCCAGTGGATTTATCCCTATCTAACAAAGATCCTAATGGAACGTTTTTGATTAATGCATATTTCATAATTTACCTTTCTTAATTTTTTTCATTTTAAATAAAAATCAATCATTATCAGGAAACAATAGGATTTTTTTTGCTGTCCCATTGATTAATTTTATTTGTTGGGTTGCAAAGCTTTGAAGTTGAGAGTTAGTTAAAAATTTATTTTTCCAAATTCGTGGTCGAGCATTTAATCCAAACAATTGGTCATTGGCCGGAGTCTCTGGGTCTTCGCCAGTAATTAGATCTGATGTTGCACCACCCATAATTGAGAAGCCTGTACCTGCATTTTGGCTGTCCCTGCCAACCACATAACCTACTTCTGCTATCGTTGGATTATCAACTGTTGCAAAAAATATATCCAAGGCCGAGGAGTTAGCTCTGACTAGAAATAAATACCAAATATCAACATCAAACCTATTAGAACTTAAAGAATTAATGGAATTAGTGCTAGTCCCACCGTCAAACACAAAGACCTCTAATTGACCATGTTCAACACTGCCAGCCAATACCCTCATGAAAAACTGTCTCTTTATTGTTGAATCATGTTGTGCTAATAAAAAAGCGTGTATGTCAGGCACGGATGTCATATCAGTACCTTTCCACCATATTGCCTTAGTTATCGCTGTGTCACCGGACACCACAACACCGGGGGATTTTGTTACAAACGCAGCAGATCCAGTTCCTCCATCAATTGCGGTACCTTTATTAAAAAGATCATCTGCAAAAGAAGGGTTGTTTGTACGTGCCCATATCCCCGTATCGCTATAATCATTGGATTCAAAGTTTGGATTTGGGTGTTGTGGCATAATTAAGCTTCCTTTGGATCGCCTTCGTCGTCATCTTCATTTTTTAAGAATCTTCTTTTAAGGTCTTCAATATCAGAGGATTTTTCAGGATCAAATTCGTCCATGAGGCTTCCAAGCTGTTGCAATGCTTTTCTATAAATTTCGGCGGCTTCTGGATTTGTAATGTAATCCTCTTGGACCGCATTTGTTAATGTGGTAGTCAAATCAATCAAGGCCGCTGTTATTGTTTTAACGTCCCTTAAAAGAACCGGATCCATTGATATTTTAAAGCCAAAATCTTCGACGCCATCCAATCTACCGGCTTCCTTTGACTTCTGAATTTGATATTCAAATATTTTTGTAAAAATTCGTATCCAAACATTTTGTCTTGCTCTTATGGCCTTTGCAACTGGCATAGACAATTCGCTTGCACTTCCTTTTGTTAAATCTTCAGCGTCACCGAAAAATAAACCGGCCAATCTCATTCCGGCTTGAATTTGACGGAGTAATATTGAGATTACTATTTCAGCTTCGGAGGCTGCCAAGTTTGGAGCCATGATTGTGAGCTTGACGTTTTCGTTATGAGCGTATGCCCCGCCCTCTTTTAAGCTTGCGATAAATTCCAAAGCCATTTTTCGACATTCGCCTTCATCTGCGCCTTTATATTCGAGATCAAAAACAATGTCCTGAGATAATGAACTTCTTTCCATAAGTGCGAAAAGCATACCGTCAAGGCCCTCGAGCCAATCAACAGAAGGCAACATATCAGGAACTCCACGAGTCCCGCCACTTACGCGATTAACTGGAAAATAGAAAATACTTCCTTCTAATTGTCCTTCATCATTGATTTTAATAATTTCGAATGGCTCTTTAGGTTTGAACTCTGTAAGGACTTCAAGCAAGTCTTCTGCGTCTTCCGGATTCCTTCTAATCCCTTTTATTTTTAAAGGAGATACTGACGAAAGCCTTACTAATCCTGTATTTTTATTAATAAATGCGGGATATGCTTGTTCACCCATTAAAGCAAGGCCACGCATTCTCTCCTCAAGTTTGTCCTCCCATTCATTCATTTTCCAATGCTCGTCCAAGACTTCTTGGACTTTAGGGTCTTTAGCTTTGAATTTGATTCCGTCACCTAAAGCGAAATCCTTAAAAACTTCGGTTCCGCTCCAAGCCCTAGCGTTTTTACGATATAAAAGCATTGCAAGTCTTTGAGCTTTTCTAAGTGTTTGTGGTGGTAAATCAAGTTCGGGAGTTCCGGAGATTTTTTTAAAAAAGATATCGCTAAATTCCGTCCCGGCATCGAGGTCTTCACCTGTTGCAAATATTTGCTCTGTCATTTTATTGAGTTTCTTGAAACGAGGTGATCCGGAACCAGAACCAGTGGGTTTATCTTTGTTCGATTCTTGTAAGTTTTTGTCTTTTCTAAACCAACCCATTTTTTTTACCTCCAAAACGTCCCACCAGACTTGAAACCAAGTCGAGTTTTATTGTCATAATACCTTTTTAACAGATTTAGGTTTCGTGGTCTCATTAAATTTTTCTTGTCTTTTGCTCGACTGAGTAATGCTTCCCACTCCTTCACTCCTACGGCCACCTGTTGAGCCGACATTCCACCACCGGCAAAACCTCTAACTCTTCCCCAATTTGCCAAGGCAATAGAAACCACGCAATCGTCATGAAATCCACTTGGAGCTCCATAACTTAATTGTTTTCTTCCCGGCGTTAATTTCGTGGCATAATAACCAAGTTCCTCATACATTTGTTTATCTTCTCTGGTTCCCCATAGAGATTTTGGATCAATTAATTTGATAGATTTGTTCTCAAATGCTATCTGAAGAGATTGAATCAAAGAAGTTTTGACTTCTGAGCTGTTCATATCGACACATTGAATTTGTACCTTTTCCTCTCTTAAAAGCTCTTGAATAACGTTTCCTACATTGGCTTTATCGAGAACAACACAGGCATTCCAAAGCTTGGCTTGCTCGGCAATTCTTTTGACTTGAATCCTATAATCTATTTTTTGAAAACGTAAAACCTTGAAAACTCGCCCGTCACCGTCCATTATGGTTAATACTGTGAAATCTTGTTCTTTGGCAAGGTCTAATCCAATTACATATTTAGCATCGTTACTTTTCACAAGTGGCGCTCGAGATAAGGCTTCCCAAAGATAATTAAAAACGGCTGTTCCGTGAGAAGTAAATAGGGCCCCAATATCTCTATCAAATATGGATCTAGGTCTTTTTTTCTTTACATTTGCAATCCATTCTTCAGAAACCCATGGAAAGTGCCACGTTGGCCAATGACTTATAAAATACCTATGATCTCGTTTGCCGTTTTCACCTTTACTTTGAAAAACACCATATTCCATAGACGGAGGCATTCCGCCATCGAGGCATAAGTCCCAAATCCAATTTCTTGTGTCGGTAGTTGTGGTCAAAATGATATCGCCCTCAGTGGCCGCCAGTCTATCTTCACAGATAAACCAAGCTTCCTCCTTGACATATGCAGCCTCATCAATCCAAAGGAAATCAACGTTTGGGCCACGTAAATTGTCATATTGATCGCCTGATCTACAAGCGATAATGCTTCCATTGGTTAAATGATAAGCATGTTCTGCAATCTTATATTTATAACCAACTTTGTAATAATCGAGTAATTTTTTAATCGCTACGAAACAGGCTCCAAGATTATTAAATGATGAACTTACGCACCAGGCCAATTTATTTGAATTTTTCATTGCGAATCTGACAATTTCGCAAGCGCCCCATTCAGTCTTTCCGCTTTTAATTCCCCAAATCAGACACCGGATTCGTGCGAGGCTTTTGTGAGCTCTTATGGCTTCGTCCCCTGGTTGATATCCAGCAACGCTAACCATTATCTATATTTTCCTTGGCGGATTTGATGCATACAAAAAACACATTTTCCAAAATTTGTTCTATAATCTCCATGTAATTTGCATTTGGGGCATTTTGCCGGAAATCGACCAAAAAATCTTATGAGCCATTCAATCAAACTGGCTTCCCGTCATCAAAAATTCTTTGTTTGTATTGAAGCCATTCGTCGGCCATTTCAAGACCATAATCATTATTTAAATCAATCGCTAATTGATAGCATGATGGCCATGGGCTAAATTTTCTTAAATATTTCTTTCTACATGATGGATCATAAACGCTATTATCATTTAGATAAACGGCATGCGCTCCACCTGGATTGTTGAGTGATGGCAGAATCAAAGTTCCCTCGAGCCTCCCGTATGCTTGATCAATAACAAAGGGATTTATCCCGAAAGACTGGCATAAAACCTTAAATTCGCCATCTCCCAAGACTTCACTATAAAGATCAAGTGATTTGGCTTTGATTGCCACAACGTCATAAGGTACTTTTGCCCACATGGCTAAACATGCGTGGCTACAGTCCCAGGTTTTTCTTTGCTCTATTAATTTAACCATATAAAACCTTAATTATCGTTTTTTTCAAAATTTGCAATCTATCGGCTAATTTAAGAAACGCAAAAATTGACGTCTTTTTGAAATGATCAGAATTTTTTTTATTCAATGGCAAATTATTAGTCTCAAACCAATCTTTCATGATTTCCTCGTCTGATTTGGGCATTAAAGCGTTATTCATAATAATTTGTCCAAATCACTAATATAATTCCAAGTATTAAAATCGAAACAAGAAGTATCCTTGATCCAATTTTTTCTCGATTTACCCAATCCGGAATAAATTTTTTATTCTGCGCTAATCCCCCATATTCTTTTTCGACTTCTGGCGGATCAATTTTTGGCAACTCATCCTCTTTAATAAAATCCGGTTCTGGCGGTGGGGTTATAGGTCTTTGGCTGATAGGCGCTGTGCTTTCTGAAAAATCTCTTGCGTTACATGTCTTTTGTAGATATTTCAAAAATTCTTTACTAGAAACATGAGAATCGAACGTGGGGTTTACACGAATAACCGGATTCTGTTTTGGAAGCCATTTATCAGTGATTGGGGGATATTTGTATTCAGTCATTTCAACAATTCGCATTTTGGATTGGGATTTATATAAATCGGGCTTATGGAGTTTGGCCACATTGCCATTTTTTTGATTCCTCGATCGATGGCTTTTTTCAAATCGCTTTCCCATTTATCTTTTTCAGGGCAATTAATCGCGTGATTAACTATTTGCCCTCTACTGTATAAATTAAACAATTTGCCGCAAAACATGCAATCATGAATCCGACTTTCTATTATCACGATTTCGAACTTTCGGCCGCCACCTTATCAAATGTTTCTCCAATTGCTTTTAAAATTTCTTCCTGACTTACGCCACACACACGCGCATAATTAACGATTCTCTGTGTTGGGACTATGCGCTGGCCGGCTTCCCAATATCTTAAGGATCGCTCACCAATCCCCAATTTATAGCAAAACTCCTTCCGGCGTAGACCAGTATTTAAACGTAATTGCTTTAGATCTAGGGATTTTGTCATCATTTAATAAACTTGCCAAGAAATTCATTTCGAAGCTGCTCTTCTTTGTCATGCATCATTTTTCTTATTCGAGCCATTTCTTTTTTGGGACTTCAATAGGGATGAATCGATGCTCCATAAGCGTTTCGTGATCATCAATCTTTGTTGGTTTAAACATGTGTCCGTATAAAAAAGCAGATTTCGGCGGCAATAACGAATCATAAAATATTCGATTTTCAGATTTATTTTCAATTTTACTTTCCATGGATCCACCTAAAATTTCCCGGTTTCCATGTGGCCTTAACTTTGAGCAAAACAATGTCTTCCGCGTTTAGTATTGTCAATAATTACGCACATATCACCATTTTCTAGGCCCATGTCGATTCCGATTGTTGTGGGTTTTTTATTCATTCAAAATGTTCCTTCTTAAATCCTCTCTGCCATGGTTCCTTAGAAGCAATCTGGGAAACTCTTTCAAAAGCTAGATCTCCCAATCCAACCCAACCCCATTCTTTTAAAGATTTTTCCCGGTCAGAATTGATTTTGTCTATTGCGCCCCATTCTCTAATAAAAACCCATTTCTCAAGCTCTTCTTTTGTGGCATAAACTGGGTCTCTGTGGCGATTGTTGAATTTCATTAAAACTCCCCGCAATATTTATGCATGAACCAAAGCCAAAATGAGGTCGCGAAAAAGAAACCCGCTATTAAGCCGTTTATTAAATCATTTTCAAAATTCATTATCCACTTCCTTACGAGCCTCCCGTTTATCCAATGCTGTCCCGGGCCCAAACAACTCATCATCCTGGGGAGCCTTCTCATCGGGGAACTTCGCCAACTCCTGATCCGATCGCTCAGAGGCAATCTTGTCATCCGCCGCCGGAAAGTTATACCTATTCAATCTCTTCACTAATTTCCGCATATTAAGATCATATGCCAATGCAGCAGCTTCCTCTGTCATGTGACGACCATACGAAATCTTCTTATTACCTATCCCCCAATTTGCATGCCATTTCGATGTCTGGCCACACCAAAAAACGCCTATATACTTCGAATGGACCGAACTTCTCTTTACAATGTGCATTTTTGAGCTAAAATCGAAGTTTTGGTTCGGTGAGTGTGTTCGCTTCTGAGGGGTAGGGTGTAACTTACCACTTTCAGGATTTTGTTTTTGGAAATTTTCTTTTTCTTTGTCAGTCAACGCCGTACCCTCTCCACATGGAACGAGAGACATGTAATCAAGCTTTAATGAATAGAATCAAAGCTTTAAGGACTAATAAGGGAAAATATAAGTCTGATGTATGGTGTTTTAAATGGTCTGTGATGGCATTGCCCCTAGTGATTATCATACGCCTCTTCAATCTATAACTTTTATACCAGATAATATTCTCAAAGGTAAAGAGAACTTATAGATCTATTGACCATGAATCCTCATTTAAGCACAGAAACAACGATACAGCTTTTAAATACTATAAAACTACCACTCATTGACGTGTGACACATGGTAATTATTAAGCAAATGATAGATTGAATATGATGTTCACTAAGAGGTATTCGTGAATAAATAATTTGTAGCGTTGAACTCTCATAAACTCTCACGAACTATCAACCATTGATTAAGCTTATATAATAAGCATTCGAACTCTCATGAACTATCGTAAGCATTAAGTAAGTATTCAGTAAATGTTCAGTAAGTATTCAGTAAATGTTCAGTAAGTATTCAGTAAGCTGCAATCGTGCAATCTTTAACTTTGCAGAGCTAAGTTGTTTGATATCAAGGGGTTACGATCGGCTGCAAAGTTGCAACGTTTAATCTTGCAGAGCTTTGCAGAGGACAATGTATGGATATTTAGAATCGAAACCCTGACATTTTCTTTCTAGTCATGACTTTTTTCAAGCACTTATGAAAGAACCAATGAGCAATGACGAGATCATAACCTTCTTTTGGTGGTGTTTCGTTGGGGGCGAATCTTTTGTCGGCTATCCTAGATTTAGGTATGTCATGGAGGTCAATGCAATTTCTAAACATAAATGTGAAACAACTGTCAGATTCAGCAACCAATGTGAAATGATCCAAGATAATCGTGCTATGCGTGTTAAATCTAGACATTCCACGATTTATTGTTTTCTTGTAATTAACATATGGATACGCCATACAAAACCTTTCATTAAGAGTGACTTGACTAGGGGAAGTAATAATGCCTCCGCCGTCCCGAGACTACGTTTTTTCTTTAATGTGAGCAAACGATTACATTTGACATTTAGGGGGTGTTTATTGTTGTAAGTCGTTGATTCTTAAGGCTTTATAACTATTTATACATTTTTATAAGTCGTTTGGTGAACAGATTGTTCCCTTTTTCTTTAAAGCTTTTCATTTCAAGGAGTTAGGGCGATATGTGTTTATTACCTAGTTTGTAGGTTTTAAGCAAGCCATTATGATAATACGTAACAGCGTGACATTGTGTACAATGATATATCTAGTAAAGGAGTTCGAATGAGATTTAAAAGATATTCAAAAGGCACTATAGAAAAAAATAAGGGCTTCAAATGGCAAGGCTGGCTTGAAACAAAATCGGGCAAGACAATTGCCTTTGTGGATAATTCTGGCTTGATTGAATTTATTTGATTAATAATTTCTTTTAACTTCCTTCTAATCCCAAGTTTCACAAGGTTTGATCGCACCTTTTTTCAATTCTTCTATGATCACACAGGCTGATTTTCCTCGAATACAGGAAGTGTCTAAAAACTGGACATATGCCGATTCTTTATCTCCATGACCACAACAAGCGTTCATTAACCCTGGAAGTTCACCTAAACAAAAATCATGGCCTTCTAAAGTTGGCAGCTCTCCACACTCATTGCATTTTCCGATATTTATTCTACCGTTTTGCCTATTCATATCTTTGATTGGCTTCTGAAAGACTGATGGACGCAGCGTAAGAATTGGCTCTGTCCTTTTCAACCCGGCCCTATTCATATCTTTAACCAAGCTTTTGGTTTTGCCTTCAGTAAGTGTGATTTCTTTCATTTTAAACCTCTTTTACAGTTAGATTTTGATTTGAATGGAACTTATCGAGCTGATATAGAGCCACTTGATGAGTTTCACACGAAATGCACCGGCCACAAGGCGTCAATGAATCGTCTTCACAATGCCAAGTCATATCCAACAATTTATCTTCCTTAAGACCTTTAAGAATCTCCCATTTTGTAAGGTGTTCTGTGTGCAAATTGAGCTTACCAGTCTTGCCCATCAGCTTTAAACCTTCTTCAAACATGGTCTTCATATGAGGCCATGAATGCCAAATATCATCTTTTTTGATGAATCCTAAATACAAATCCTCTCCCTCATTCAAATACAATAAAGCCATTGACACCCAAATAGCTGCCTGATTCGAGCCTGTCCCCGAAACACATGAAGCCGGACCATTATTAATAATCTCGACTTCCGTGTGATCAATATGATAATGCCTGTTATCAATGAGTTCTTCGAGAATCCTTTGCCTTGCCATGACTTGCATGTCATAAGCCGCAATTTGCGGGTGATTTATAGATATTGTCCTGACTGGACTATCCTTTGTGGCATATTGACATAAATAATTGAGTAAATAAGTGGAATCGCAACCACCTGACCATGTTAAAAGCATAATTTCCCCTCTCTCATAACTTAATCATCATAGCAAGATTCATGGCCCGTATTAATTTTGCAGTAGGGACACATATACATTCGGACGTGTAACCATTGTTATTTGCTCTTGCAAACCTAAATCCGTCCTTTTCTTTTGCTGCCAATTCGCACCATTCTACCTCGTTTTTCTTCCAAGCCGCTTTAAGTGGGGTATAGCCGGTTTCGAGTCCGGTCGCTGTCTCTTTCTTTCATTTCTAATTTTCTGATAACATATTTAAATATCGTGGCCCCCACAATGGTTATGCTAAGGGACATATTGATAGGTAAGCCGGTTAATAAGTTGGAACAAATCTGATCGTGCAGGATCCAACACCTTGAAAATGTGTATGGCGGAAACGTCTGGTCGCAGCCAATCACTCAGCGTAGTTGTAGGTTATGCGCTGAAATTGCTTACCAGTAGTCAAGGGACTGGCGGGACGGTGCAAGGCCGAATCTCTTTAATATTCATAAATCTCAGTATTGTAAATGGTGATGGTGGCTAGGCTTGATACTGTCAAACTAATCCCTTTTTAATGTTGTCATTTATTGTCTGAGTGCCCGAACAAAAAGAACAGAGCCAATGAGGATTTTTATAATCAAGATTGTCATCTAGCCTTAAATACATTTTCCGACTATTAGTTTTTTTATTGCAAATAGGACATTTAAAAGGCTTTTTTATTCTGCCAGCACGAATCATATTGTAAACTTGAGCATGTGCAAGAATTCTTTTTTTGTTCTTAATTCGCCATTCTTCTGTTCTTTTAAGGTGCTTTAATTTTGATTTTTCGGACTCTTCATATTTTTTTTTGTATTTAATATGATAATCTCTGAGGCTTCTATTTGAATGTCTCGAAGCCATTTTCCCTTTACTTGGCCAATTTCCTGATTTGTATATTGCACGTGAATTTTCTCTAGACTTTTCAATGTCTTCATGGTATTTTTTTTTACTGTCTTTCCTCTTGTTTTTCTTTATCCGTTCCCTTACCGATTCCGGCATTCTTTCTTTTCTGCAACTCCTACAAGCGCTCTCCCTTCCAAGGGTACAGACTTTATTTTTAGGGAAACTTTCTAATTTTAACGATTTTTTGCAATAATTACACTCGCGAAGAATGACGCCGTCTACTTCTATATCTTTAGAGTGACTATATATTTTACCCATAAAATCCTTTCAAAATGGAGGGGAGGGCAGGACTCGAACCTGCGACTTCCATTCTAAAGAACGGCCGTTCATGATGGTACTCTGCCACTGAGTTACCTCCCCATGTCATATTATTCCTTACCCTTTCTACGCCTCATAAACGCCTCTTCTTCATCTCTGGAAAACACAAGATCTTTTTGAACTTTCATAATGAATTTATAAATATTATTATTGAACAAGGGTATGTTGTCCATGTCATGTTTAAAGATTACAAACGTTTCCGTTATGGCCGCCTCAACATATCTAGGCTTTGCTGTAAGCCTTACAGCTTGGACGTCTTCTTCATATCCTCTGTTATCTTTATAGAAAGATATTGTCCCGTTGTTCTCACTCAGCCATGCGAATAATCCTTCTGGTAATTTTAATTTGCTGTCTGTTTTATTTGTCATTTTCCTCTTCTTTCTCAGAATCCCTTTTGAATTCTTCTGTTTTGATAATTTTTAATGTTTCAAGATCTAATTCACAAATACGATTAGACCATAAAAGATACAATCTATCTTTCATCTCGAATCTCTCCCTTCAATTCCTCAATACTTTCCATTCCCTTTTCAAACATGTGTGGGTGACAATATTTTTTATTCTTTCCAACACAAATTCCATTTGGACATTCGTCGACATGACAGCACGGCCATTTAATAACATAATTTTCATGTTGTTCGATCCAAACAAATCCTCTTTTCAATTCGATTCCTGTTGTATAGTCAAGAATTATCATTTATTTCTCCAATTCTTCTAAGATTTTGTTTTTGATATACTGCCTTTCCATAGCTCCGTCCATGTCACTGCCAACGTTAATAGAGCTGTGCTTTACTAAGTCTATAAGACTCTCAATCTTCGCTGTGAGTATTTCAATATGATTTTCAAGATCCCCCTTGTTTGCGGGGTATTGCGCTCTAATATATGCAGTCCATTTCTTCCCTTTCTCAAATGCTTTGAGGGTGTCATCACCTAGTTTTGGTAGGGCTTTCAGCCGTTGGTTTTCTTCTTCAAGATTCTTCACCATTAAAGCGGCTTCATCAACTCTTAGTTTCCAGGTGTTGTTTTCTTTAAGCATTTCAAGATTAAGACAATGATCTCTATTTTCTAGATCGATTGTTATAGTGTCATTGTCTCTTTGTAGCCGTTGATTTTCTTCGTTGAGGCGTTTACTTTTTTGTTCCAATTTATCTTTATGATAATCGCACCTTTCAATTATCTTGTCCCTGTCTTCGGTTCCGTCGCCCCAAAATAATATAGAAATGTCATGTAAGGCATTCTCATTCTTATCGTTTTCATCCGTTAGAAATTTGTTTTCTTTGTTGAGGGAGGCAATTTGTGCATTTAAGGTTTTGTAATTAGAAGTATGAAACTTGGTTAACTCTTCACCTTTTATCTCACCATGACTCGGCTCTTCGCTTTCAGCGTTTATCAATTTCATACCCCCCATCTAATAAATCCATTGCGGCCATGCGCTCAGAGGCCCAGTCATAGTTCAAGCCCTTCTCTTCGCAGATTTTAATAACGTCTGCCCAGTATTTCTCGTTCTCTTCTTCGCTGTTGGGTTTATTTTTTTGGGTCATGTTGTGGTTACTCATCTGGCCTCCATTTTTCAGGGTCATCAATATAATATCCGTTATAATCGTCTTCCCAACCTGGGCCAAGACAAGGGTGAACTCCACCTCCGGCCCCTGATCACGTCCTCGATTCAGTGTTGTATCTACATAAGACTTCTTCACCTCCGACAAATCCAATCACCATTTCACCGTCAAGCGGCGCTGATTCCATTGATCTCCACTTACTCATTCCTCCCCCTTCAATTTATCGTCGGATTCTAATGTGGCTAACTCTAAATTCAATTTCACCAAAAACACTTTAAAAGCACTTGCGAACAATTCAGCGTCTTCAAATTTCCAGAAACAACCTTTTTGAGTAATGTCAGTGTCAGGCTGAACATGGATAACTAAAAAACTATTAGCGTTTACACGTTGACGGTTATCTTTACAGATCATAATACATTCTTCTGTTTCTCCGAATCCGTTTTTCATCATAGCTGGATTCTGGTGATCGGGTATTTCCTGCCATGTTTGATCTTTAAATTTAACTATTTCCATTATTTTCTCCTTTGATAATCTCAGCTGCTTCCAGTATCGCGGCTGCTATTGTTTTGTTGAGTTGAGTTATGTCATCACAGGTACCGTAAACTCTTATAGTACATGGCAGAGAAAACGGGTCGTCCTCAGTTGGTATAGAATCTGTAGACAATATAACAGCTACGTGCCAACCATCTTGTAGTTGTTCAATACGTAATTTATTGTCATAATCATACGGTGCTTTCTCAAACAAAGCCGGGATCAAATAAGTCTGGATTTGGTTTGAGTTGGGGTCGCAAGGATTCCAGATGAAATGACCAACTTCTAAAGCCTCATTCTTGGCGCTCTCTGCGTGTGGGTGAATCCCCTCCCAAAAATACTTATCTTTAAAATAATAATAACCGTGACCAAACTCATCTTCATAACGTTCGCCTAAACACATTAAAGCACTCAGCTTGTTAATTTCCTCTGCGCTCTTGTCGAGGTGAGTCATGCTGTGGGTTTCAACTTAGAACCTATAGATATACATAATTTAAAGTTTTCCAAATCTTCTTTTTTGTGTCTTTCTCCCCCTGGTTCAGAGTATTCTTGTTCAGCCTCACCGTCTAAATTTTCTTGTAGAAGTATGCGCTGATACCCCACCATATTATTTAGGTAATCAACCTCTGCGGCAGTCAAACTAATTCTCACTCTCACCTCCTATCTAGACTGGCTTGGGATTTATTCATTTCACACCTGCCCTTTTCTTAATATCTGCCATAGCCGTTTGATTGTCACAATAAAAATCAGGAACCATTTTCATTTCAGGATCACTCTTCCAATAAATTGCGTAAGCTGCTGCTGCTGTTCCTATTCTTTTTTCGAGTTTAAGCCCCTCTTCTCCTGCGATAATTATCACCCATCCAGCATGGCAATGTGTTGTTTCACATGAGTGCCATTGCGCCATGTTTAAACAGTTCCCTTCTTGATCAGTTACTTCATAAACTTTTTTATTAATATCTTTAATGAATGGGACATTGAGATCTGCCCCTTTGAGATTTGCCCCTTCGAGATCTGCCCCTTCGAGATTTGCCCATTTGAGATTTGCCCCTTCGAGATATGCCCCTTTGAGATTTGCCCCTTCGAGATTTGCCCCTTCGAGATATGCCCCTTCGAGATTTGCCCCTTCGAGATTTGCCCCTTCGAGATTTGCCCCTTCGAGATTTGCCCCTTTGAGATTTGCCCCTTCGAGATTTGCCCCTTTGAGATATGCCCATTTGAGATTTGCCCCTTCGAGATTTGCCCCTTTGAGATATGCCCCTTTGAGATATGCCCCTTCGAGATTTGCCCCTTCGAGATTTGCCCCTTTGAGATATGCCCCTTCGAGATTTGCCCCTTTGAGATATGCCCTAAATTTAAGCGCCCACTTAGCAGCAAGGCCTAATTTAAAAAAAAAACTTTTACTCACATCACAGTCAATCTCTGCTGTGAATTGAATGTTATTTGTGTAGCTATTTCTCACTGCGAATTTCATTTTTACTCCTATTTCTAGTTTGGGATTTATTTGGGTTGTGTTGTGGGTTACCAATTGCCGTTAACCGTTTCGGCTTCACCAAAGCAATAAGGGCCACACAATGACGTAGGGTGGACTGTTGGTTTAGCCATGCTAAGTCACCACAAAAAGGACATGGTTTCAATAGTTTGTGTTTATCCACAAGTTCCGCCTAAGTCGTTAAGATAATCCATGTCTTTTTCTTTACATTTTGGACTACAATAATCTGGATTAAAAACATACCCAAATATGCCAGAAGTCGGTACATAGTGGATATAATACTTTCCGCATTTGCATTTACTGTAATCAGTTGTTAAGGTTAATCTCTTAACTGTTTTCAATTCTTCACTCATTAGACTTTTCCTCTGCCAATTTCTTCATATCTTCTGCAACTTCTGCCCCAGAAATAATGGCAGTTTCTACACCCTTCCTCATCTTGACCCATTTTGTGGGGTCCTTTTGTGTTGGGCTTTTGGCGATAAGGTATATATTTCGTATACTAATCATGCCAGACAATTGGTCATTACTTGGAGTCTCTGGGTCTTCTCCTGTAATTAGATCTGATGTTGCACCACCCATAATTGAGAAGCCTGATCCTGCATCCTGGCTGTTGTTAATTGTCGGGTTTAAATCCCAGCTATCAAATCTACGGTCACTCACCTTGACTCTCCTCCAATTCTAATTGTTCTGCTATTGTTCTCACAATTTCTCCTCACAAGCAGGGCATTCATCTAAAATTATGCTTTTAAATTTTCCGTCTTCTTCTGCCTTAGCCTTGTGCCAGACATGATTACAAGGGCCATCTTGCCTTAGAGCGTCTTTCGCAATCGTTTTAGCTACTTTATAAGTAGGATCATTGACAATCCGTTCTAAATTAACTATTGAACGCAAAGCCTCTTCATAGTCATTTAAAAGCTTTTCTTTGTCTTTGTCAAAATCTGCTGACATCATATTTTTATCCCTTTCAAAAAGTGGAGACTTTACAGCCTCCACAATCAACAAAATTATTACTCATTATTATTATTTTTCTTTCTCGCAACCTCTTGTCTCATAGCCTTCTCAAGAGCCTTTTTTCTTTGTTCTTCAAGAATAGCCATGCCTCTTCGAGAATTTTTATCAACAGGAACTTCAAAGGTGACAGTTTGAGAACCAAAGCTAAATGGACTTATGAAAATCCCTAAAAGAACGTCAACAAACTTGCTTTCAATATGAATATGACAATCAGGATTTTGCTTGACAAATGCGTCAATATCAACCGGTGACACGTCTACGTTGCCCCATAACCCGAACCAATGTCTCATTTCGGTTTCATCAACAACGGTATCTTTCAAGTGTGCTCCTTTGCCCATTGTTATATTGTGCTGATAACAACCTGCCAAAAATAATAATGCAACTATTAGTAATAATGAATTTTTCATCAAATGCTCCTTTCATTTAAAATGCTTTGATAATTCATAATGTTTTTATCGGGCATGGTTAGTCTTTCTTTAATTGTTTTGTTTTTTTATTGGACGACTTTTTGTCCTTGTAATTTACTTCTAGTGATTTATATATTTTCCCCTTAGAAATAAGTATTAATATTTTTTGTGGGTTTTTATTCCCTGCCCACTCGTTTCTGACAATGTCGAATGGTTTCAAATCTTTACTCATAACGAATGCCTTCCTTCTCCGTTGCATTTCCAGCATTGTGAATTACTCGAATGACATGGTCCATACTCTGTAATCCTCCCATTGATGAATGGTAGGTGTTTTCAAGTATTTGTCTCCCACGATCCATTAGTTCGTCATAATTCTCACTCACATTCGCTCCTGGTTCCCTAAAAGAAGGTGCAAACCCTCAAGCTACGGAAATAGACGTTAAGAGAATGCACCCTCAGTTTTAATCGTGTTTTTGGTTTAGCTTTCCGTAGCTGCTTAAAATTGTAATCTAAGAAATTATTAAGGACAAGGAATATTTACGATTATTGTGATTTTTTTTGATTTCACATTCACCGAAAGAATTATTGGTGGAGCTTCAATAATTGTCCCGCCTTTAGGACCGACACCGAATAGATAGCCCGAAATGCTCATTATTGGGGAATTTTCTCGAACATTGTGTTGAGTAAAGCGGGGTTTCCGTCTTTGTCTTTTGCATCAAATATTTGAAGTGTTGTGTTCGGAGCGTCCCAACGCTGCAAAGTTATTGTTGACGCCACTTCGTCATAAGTGACTTTGGCAACGACGCCGGCGGCTGCGATTTCAGACAGCAATACGACACCCTCACCAACAATGATTTCTCCGTATTGAGGGTAATTGTCAGCGTTACCGCTTGAATCCGTAAATGTGACTGTATAAGTAGCTGCTGCTATGCCTGTCGTGTCAAATAGCTTTCTCCACCAACCAGGCGAATTGGCTTCGCTTAATTCTGTCAAGGCAATTAATGTGGGAGCTGCTTGAAACGTTGTTCCTGTGCCTGTCCAATACATATCATCGGCTTGTCGTCGAACTGTGCATTTAATATCTGCGTTAGTTATTGGAACTTTATTTAATTCAGCAACAGATTCTAAAGCAACTGTACTATTCAATGGATATGGGTCACTCATTTTATTACCTCAAAAATTCTATTCATGCCGCTACTATGCTATTGGGTATTGGTGGCTCTTCTGCTCTGGTTGCCCCGTTCACAGTTAAACTCAATCCACCAACCACGTCTAGTTCGGGATTCTGCCCATTAAGTGGTGCATAAAACAATCTATTCTCACTGCGAATTTTTAGGGGATTAATACCCGCTGACAGCGATTGGACCTCACTAGAACTTAAACCTGTATCCCATATAGCACAATGACCAATATCTCCGTCAAATGGTTGTTCAGTTCCAGCACCTCCCGAACCCGCACCTATTCTAACGGGTGCGGTTGTCGAGGACATATTTCCGGTCGCCGATAACGAATCTTCTTCTACACCATTTAAGTAAACTCTAATATTCGACCCATCATAAGTTCCCGCAATATGATTCCACACTCCAACAACTAAAGCTGTTGACCCTTCCGCAATCTTAAAGCCACCATCATGCACAGCAAATAGGCATTCATCATCGCTATTAATCGAAAGTAGGTATTGGAAACGGCTTCCATCATCTGCCCATTTAGCAAACACTTTCACCTCTCCATTAACAGATTCTAGTCTTACCCATACTGATAAAGTCACTTCGTTGCCTGTAAGGTTTAAATCTGGCACATCACCAACTTCTATGTAATCATTGTTATCCTTTTCAAAGTTCCTAGACATTATTGCCTCACAGCCACATTGAGAATTTGAGCGTCATCAGTCATGGTATCGCCACCATCACCAACCACTCTTTGCAATCTCATTCTGTAAGAATCTCTCGCCTCAATGTCGTCGGCTTCAGCCTGTGTCAAGGTGATCGTCGTCCTTGTGACAATGCCAGAGGTCGCATTTGTTGTGCTGTTACCTGTCTGCTGTGTTGCGAACGAATCCGAATCAATATCATTGCCTCCTGGTGCATTTCGTTCTATCTCAACGCCCCAAGTTACCCCGCCTGTCGTTGCGGTTTCTGCAATCCAATCAATATCTATTAAAATATCGCCTTCTCTGTAATGTCGAGGCATTGCATCATTAAATATTATGTTTTCTGCAATTGTGTCGTCAAACGCTAAAATTGGGTGACTATTACGAGAATCCGCAACGGCTGGATTGCTTGATGGAAACAGAGCGTCATTGGCATCAAAACTCCCAAGGTGAGCACCACCAAGGGCGGCTATAGCTTGAGCAACACGCAAAGGCGACATTCTTCTTATAGCTGCTTCTGTACCTGTCTCCATTTCAACTTGTGAAGCTGCTGCGACTTGCGCATTGTAAGCCGTTTCAATCTCGACGTTTGATTGATCCGCCGTTGCATTTAGTTCAATGTCACCTAATTTTGTACGTTCTGTATTTGAAAATATCTTTTCAGTAGCACTTTCAACCATGTTGGCCATATCGAAAGCGTCACCATTAATTGAGGTAGGATCATAAGTGGTTTTGAGCATGTCGCCCAATGAATTTGAGTCAGTGTCTACCCAAGCCGTCGTGTCTCCGTCCCATGCCCAAATAGTGTCTGTGCTGCCAACTGTTGCAAAGTCTCCGTTTGAGGCTGTGGGGAAGGCCGTAGTCAATGCTGATGGAGTGGCAAAGAAACCTTTGTAACCATCATTTAGATTGCCAAGCTTGGTTCTTTCAGCATCAGTAAATATTTTACCTGTGGCCGTTTCGTCAATATCGTCCAGTGATATGTCAAATGGCTCTAGTTTGTCCTCTGCAGAATTAACCCTAATTACCTTTAATGAGTCTCCAACTAAATCCGTTTCTTGTGAAATTTCTTTAAAAGCTTCTGGCGTTTGCAATCCCGTATTAAAAAGGACTGTAAGATTTGAATTATTGGAAAATGTTGTCGTATTACCTTCAAAAGAAACTGGTATTGTGAAATATGTTGTGTTGTCTGTGGCGTCCGCTGTTATCGTATAAGTGATTCTTAATGAAACGTCAGATCTATCAAAAATAGTGACTTGAACCCCTTCTTTGGCTAATAATTCTAATAGTTCGGCAATATCTGATCCCGCGTCCGTTGTGGTGCTTAGGAATAATTCTGTGGCGGCTGTTTGATCAACTGTGTTCCAAATCAATCGGCCACTATTTGGCGCTGGCGTTTGACTATTTGTGGTGGCTCTGTATGGGAAATCAAAGAATCTTAGTGGCGTTACCCATTTGATTCCCGTTGCTTCTGACGAGTCGGCTTCTAATTGTTGACCATCAGTACCAACGCCCAAGCGAACGGCATTCGCACCATTTTCAACAATGACGTCGCCCTTTGTTGTTGTTGGCGTTACGTCATCAATGTCAAGGGAATGAGGATTTCCAGAAGATACATTTCTGTGTGCTGTATTTGCCGAAACGTCTGAGTTTGCGCTGACTCGGCCTTCAGTGTAATAAAGATTAGAAGCTTCTGAAACGTCGTCAGTATCAAGTGTGACCACCCCTGTTTTTCCAGCTACCGAATCAACAGTATTGACTTCTGCCCCTGCCTCTATGTTGTCTAACTTTGTTTGCTCGGCACTCTGGAAGCTCTCAAGAGCCTCTATGGCCTGTTTGTCCCGTTCCGGTGTCCACGTTCTAGGATCTGTTACGGTTCCAGCTTCGGCCTCTGCCTGGGTAACTGTTTTCGGCCTTCTCTCAATCGTTTGACCGATCATTAGAGTTCACCCGTCGCAGAATTAACCAGAATCATGACCTCAGAGTCTTCGGGAGCTTTGTCTTTATCGCCTTGCGCATCAGTCCAGGCAAATTCAGAAAGAACTTTAACTTTCTCGCAATCTTTTAAATCCAAACCCTCCGTGTCTACCGGGGGCGTAACCGTTTCAATCGTATCGCCATTAAGAGTCAATTGATTTACAGTTCGATTTACCGACGTTGCCTCTGCAACTATTGCCGGATCAGTAGGAACGAGAGCATGAAAAGAAATTAGAATTTTGACATTCGCCCTAAAATAATAAAATGTCTCAATTATCTGAGTGAATGTTGCAAGGGCTTCACCCGCAACCGTTGTTTTAAAATCTACTGGGATTGTTGTTGCACTCTTTTTTTCATCTAACGCCATGTTACCTCGACTTCACACTTAAGAACAATTTGTAACCTTTACTGCACACTTAACATAGTAACGCAACAAATACATTTCAAGCTTTTCAAACAAATATTCGTTTTGGTGTTTGAACGGGATCAGGTGTTTGATGTTACAACTACTATTGATTATTATTAAATCGTTATTTTATTTGAATAAATAAATTAGTTCTGTTTGAGGTGTTGGGGAAATAACGTATTGAGTTTTAAATCTTTTTTAATATTTCCATGCAATCAACATTTTCTAATCTTATATATAAATCTATTATACGATAGTTTGTTTGCTCTTTGTCAAATTCATTAAACAAATCTATTGCAGCTTCTTTGCACATTTCAACGCTTGTTGATGCGCCACTTTTAAAAATTATCTTTATTGTTTGCATTTTTTCTCCAATACATTCTGCAAGTATTCACTTATCGCTTTTATTGTCATTCCATATTTAAGAGTATGTTTTATTGTCTTATTTGTCCATTTTTCCCTTGTCTCGAAAATAGCTATTTTTTCTTTGTCATCAAATGAGCAATCGCAAGGTATGAATTCATAGCTATCAATTTTATAACAAACGTTTGCAAACTTTCTCCAAAACTTATACTGCTTATCTGTTATCAATAAATGATTTGGCAAGTTTCTTATAGCTACATATGACTCGTTTCCATAGTCGCATAAGTCACCAGTCATAAGATCTTCAATTACTGAAGTGGCGTTATAATCATATTTTAAAAGCCTACCGATTACAAAAATATGACTTTGCCTATAAATAGACGATGAGCAAATAACAATATCGCCTTCTTTAACGTCATCGGTCAAGTGGAATTCGTCTTTTACGTCTTCATATGTTTTGTTACGTCCAGTCTTATAATCTCCATACCAAAAATTACCAAGCATCATTCTTGAGATTATTCTTACATACAATATTTCACGCCTGTTCAAATCATGTTTTTTATCAATCACTCCGAGCCTCCATTATCATTTCCCACATTTTATTTGAACAATACAATGACGGCATTCTGTCACCGTTTTTCCAATGACATACTGCAGCCATTGTTACTCCAAGCTTCTCGCATACTTTTGTTTTATTACCGTGTTTGCCTGACTCGTAAACTTCGGATATGAAGGCAATGATTAGATCTTCAAAATATTCTTGTGGCTTTTCCATTTAACTTTTCTCCTGAAATTCCTCATGGCCTTGATCTCCCCAAAACTTCCACCAAGGGGCCGTTTTGATAAAACGACAAGATTTTTCATAAGTTTCTATAATGGTTACCCCTTCATGATTCCCGCAATGAGGACAAGTTCCACGGCTATACATTAACTTATGATTAGAAAGCCTTATATTACATTTAACGCAAAAATAAGCTGTGTACCAATCGCTTTTATTTGTCATTCCATTTGCTCCTTTTGTCTACTGAAAAAGGCCCCAATTAAGGGGCCTTGATATTTTATCTCTGGTTTGTTTAATTTATTTCACTGTACCTCCTTTATTTCTTTCATGCTGTGGGTTCCGTTGTGGGTGTTATATCTTAGTATAGCCTTCCTCAAATGGCTTTGCTGGTGAATATGATTTGTAGCCATCTTCATAAACGACGTAATAACCACCCGCTTCTGGTTTGTGCCTTATTCTATATTCGTGATCAATCCTAAATGGCGCATAACCCGCTTCTTCGGGGGTAATCATTCGACTCCCATCGGTTTCTGATTCTGGGTCGTTATGGTCTACTATTTCTTTTATCTTCAAAGCCCACACTTTTTTATGGCTCTGATACTGAGGCATCTGTATACTTGCCTCTCCTTCACTTAAAATATTTGAACCTTCTTCTGACATAGTAATTCCTTTCGTTAGTTTTTATAGTTAGCATATTTCAATTTCTCACTCATAATCTCAGCTCTGTAGTTTTCATATTATTTTATCCTTTATTCAACAGTATGTTGATAGCTTATCTCAATTCTAAACCAATGCGATTATAAAATTCAAGACCTTTTATAACAACTAATTGTTGATATTTAGATTACAATACTTTACAAGCTACGGAAAAGGACTCTTATGAAAAACGAATTTATCTTGGAAATCTACCTAAAAGCGGTATCTAGGAACCAATTAATTGAAAAGCAATACATTGCAGAAAAAACAATTGAAGCTTACAAAAACAGGCTTACGCTCTTTCTTAAATACATAGGAGACAAGGCTTTAAGCAAAGTAACTTCAATGGATATCAAAGATTATCTAGCTGATTGTGTTCTGAATAACATTAAGCCAACTACCTTGAAAGCGCGTTTGTCTGCAATCAAAGCCATGTTCAAAGAACTATCTGACCCTGACCACAATCTTGAAATAAAAAATGTTGCTGAAAAGATCAAATCAATCAAAAGCAAATATTCACACAAGAAACCTATCAAGAAAGACGACTTAAGCTTAATTTCTGAATTTCTGAACTCAAAGAAAAACGAAAGCTGTATGGATATGAGGAATCATTTATTCTTTGCCATTTTAAGGCTTTATGGTTTAAGAATATCCTCAGTTTTGGGAATTCAAACAAAGGACGTGCATTTCGAGAACAACGGCATACGAATCAATTACATTGCTAAAGGTAATAAAGAATGTTCGAAATTAATGCCTTATTTCGATTCTGAGGGCATTCTGATCAAGCAAGTTGCAAGCTTTAAAACAGATCTTCAAAGTTGGGTTAAAAGCTTTGATTCTGGCTTTATTTTCAAATCGAATATGAACAAGCAATGGTCTTATGCTGCGGCCCTTAAATTCTTTAAAAAAACATGTTCTGATTGTGGATTTGATAAGAAAGGCTATACCCCACACTCGACACGTCATTCATTCGTTTCTCATAAATTGGCTGATGGGGTTCCTTTGCAGACTGTGAGTAAATTAGTGGATCATGAAACGACATTTATTACAGCGAATATTTATAGTCATTGTGAAGAAGAGGATTCAATTATTGGAATGGCTTGCGGTCTTGTCTAAAGGGCTATCTGCTGCCAATTGGTTGTATATTGTCCACAAACTGGACATAAATAATTATCTTGATGGTTGAATATTTGATTTAAAAAATTTCTTTTCCATTGCGTTTTGTTGACTTCTAATCCTTCAATGAACTTTCCAACGTATTCGCATTTGAAACATTTCATTTCCGAATCAGTGAAGCCTTTCATTCTTTCTCCATTTCCGGCATATTGTTCCCTCTGGTTTCATTACATGGCTTACAAGCCAAAGTTATATTATTAGGATTGTCCAGGCCACCACGGCCTAATGGGATAATGTGCTCGATCGTGGCGGTTTCGTGAGTCAATTCGGTTGGACACCAATGACAAATATTGTTTTTTTCCAAGAGTTTCTTTTTCAATCCCCAATGTGGTTTTCTTCTGTCATGATTTTTTTTGATTGACGGCGGTCTGTTTGCCATTTTGATTGTCCTGTTAAAATTTACTCCATGAATTCCTTTTTTTGTTCCTGCTATATAGGCGGTTTTCCCTTTTGAATGTGGATAATAATTCACAAGCAATTGACCAATAAATTGAATATGATGTGCGTCTTTATAAATGATTTCCACATTCAATTTTTCGGCTAATTCTTTCATGCTTTTTGAGAGTTTAATCAACCGAATCGCCTTGTTCGATAATTGTTAAATCCTTGCTCTGTGCAAGCCATTTTGGAATTTCAAGGCTTTCTATTATATTTTCAAGCATTATCAAAGATAAAAAAGATCTATGAATGTCAAAGTCTCCCTTGTCCTCAACGCATGCACTTAAAATAACTGATCTTGGTATCCATATTTCTTCTTTGCCAACACCAAAACAAAATGCTTTGTCTGTATCAAGAACCAAAGGTAGATTAATTTCTACATGAACATAGTTTTCTTTTTTCATAACTGTCCAATCTCAATTTCCAACTGTTCCATTTTTTCTTTAATCCATTTGCGTTCTTTTATTTCATTCCAATATTGAAGAAGCTCGTAATACTCAATCAAATTAGCTTTTTTCTTTTTGAGTTTTATCTCTAAATCGGTCGTCTTTTTTGGCTCATCGTCTTTTCGTTTTTTGCCATCAATAAGTTTTGTTTGTGCCAAGGCTTCCATTATTGATTGTGAGAATATCATTTTTGATTCCTCTTTTTCTCTCTTGTCATTTTGGCGTTTTTAATCCTATGAGGCATGTCATAAGTATTGTGGCAACGTTGACACCAAGCTTTTAGATTTGGCCTGTTCCCTGGTTCACCGCAATTTTCGGGAATATGGTCAAGGTGTGCGATCGTCAAAATAACCATTGATCCAGTGACGGGGTGAAGGCTATGATTCTTTACCTTGCAATCTGGATATTGCGGCGATCCTTCGCAATGATGACATGCTCTTTTCAAAACTTCAGTTCTAATTTCTTTCCAGTTTTTTGGATACCTTTTTCTGTTTTCTTTTTTAATAGGCATTTTCTTTACCACCCTTTTTTTATAACAATCTGTACTAAAAAACATTTGTCTGACATTTATTCTCATATTTTTTTCGTTGCACGTTGGGCATATAAAATATGTGATTGTTTTTTGGCTGCAATAAATAGCTTTGATTTTCAATCTCATAACTTCTTCTGAACATTCTTCAATATATTGCAAAACCTTTTTTTCTCTAAACTCTTTATTGGCCAATGCAATTTTATTGACGGTTGGTTTTTCTGGGAATCCGTAAATTCCATAGCGTTTCATTAGAATCTCTTTGGGACCGGTGGCAACAATGTCCATTTTTTGTTTCCTGTTGAAAATATTTCAATTGTATCGTCACTCATGAGGGCAAATACTCCACAAGCGTTGCCGGTCCCTTGAACTTGGCCTGTGTCGTCAACTTGTAAAATACTTCTGTATTGACCCGCCGAAACGGCCGAAATTGAAACTATTCTCCTTTTCCTTTTGAAAAACTTCATGATCTTTTGACTCCTCTTTCAAATAATTTATTGCTGTAATCTTCCACGGCTTCTAAAGCGTCGGCCTGATTTATTCCGTCTTCCCAATGGAAGTAATAATAGGTGACGTATCTTGAAATTCTTCTTTTAAAAATCTTTCTGATTTGTTCATTGAATACTCTAAAGGCTAAAATTGCATTCATGCAATCTGTGCCAAGTTCAACAGGGTTCGTTTCCCAATCAACGTTGGCACAGAATTTATCAACAAAATATTCATTCTCAAATCCATCAGATCCAATTGCGATCGATTCGAGATAAACCTCTTGCCATTTATCCACCTCTTCTTCTGCTCGAAGGTGATTATTCAAAAGGTTGTCATTTCTATGATCTGAATTAATCACGCTGCAACTACTTTGCTTGTCCATACAAGATCTTTCTTAAGAAAAATTCTTATCTTTTTGTCACACTTGCTATTAACTTCAAAATAAATACCAGGGTGCTCGATCATAGCCCTTTGAGCACTCTGGTATTCTTCTTCTAAATTCGCCTTCTTTGTTTCGGTCTGCTTCACTTCTCTCTCTTTCTTTCTCAGGGGTTATTCTGCTTCCTTCTTTTTAACTTCTTTCAATACGATCGCCCCTTTTTCGATATTGAATTCTGCTGTGTGTGTGAAATAGTCTTTGAACATTGGATATTGTGCTCTGAAATCATTTAGTTTTTGAACAATTTCTGTAACGTCTTTTGTGTATGCTGACAAATCATTGATTACTTTTTCAAGTTCGCCCATATTTTTTTTGGCAAGCTTAACGTTTGATATGACGCCCATGTTTGCCGTTGAAACTTGATTCTCAACTTTCTTAACTGCCCTGTTCTGCTCTGCTTTACGATCTTTCAAACCTTTAATCCAAAACTTATTCAGAGTTACGGTTTTTGCTGTTTTAACGTCTGCAAGTACGTCAAAAAATTCCTTTTCGATTTCGTCCTGCTCTTTCTTTTTCTTAGCCATTTTTGCTCCTTATCTAGCTAGTTCCTTTGTTAATGTTATAAATGCTTTTTCTGCTGTTTTTGGAACGACTCCATTACCCAAGATTCTAAATCTGTCCACCCAACTTTTAAGCCCATCATTTCCTCGAGGAACGACGGGTTCGCTTTGAAATCCTTCGTGTGTCCATATTCCAGAATGTCCCTCACTTTCGGGGAGAAATATAGACCTGTGTTTTTTCTGTAAAGCTTGGGCCCTGTCTTTGTGATTACAATCTTTTGAATGCCCTTGTAATCGCAAGCTACCGGAGTCGGCAAGGATAAATATTCTTTGCCTTTCGTGGTTGAAACCACATTCCGACGCACTAAAAATTCCCCACGTCGATTGATAACCCAAGCCTCCCAAGTCATCGAGTACGTCATAGAGCCCTTCGGTAATATGCCCTTCGACATTCTCGAAGAAACACAATCCAGGTCGAATAATGTCGATTGCTGTTCTGAAATAGGGCCAAAGGTGCCTTGGGTCTTCTTCTCCAAGTCTTTTTCCTGCGCTACTAAATGGTTGACAGGGATAGCCACCAGTGAGGATTTCAACCTTTCCTCGAAAGGGGCCCAGCGGCAAGGTTTTAAGATTCGTCCAGATAGGACTTGGAGCCATTTCGCCCGATTCCATATTCTTGATAAGGTTTGCAATTGCATAGGCTTCGATTTCCACATGAGCGAGGACGTTGATTTTTCCAAACACTCTTTCAAGACCAATTTCGATTCCTCCGTAACCGGAACAGAAGGAAAGAATTCTTGGTGGAGTGGGTGGTTTTTCGGGACTATCCACATTAGACCATTATCCTTGGTGGCAATGGAATCTCTTGATCTTGTGGCCTCCAAAGATGAAGGCAATAATCGTGAATTCTTATGTGTTTCTCTGTTTGGACATGCAATTGATAAGCAACTTCTTTTTCTTCAAAAAACAATCTTTTAATGTAATCCATTTCGAGCCAATTGGGGCAACGATGAGTCAATGAAACGCTCACATGATCCCAACCTTCACCAATGTCGGCCACAACTTGCAAGAAAATAGTTTTATCTTTTTTATTAGTAAACGGAATGAAATAACAACCTCCGCTCCCTTTTAAGGGCAATCCCATCAACGGGTGATTGATTGCATGTTGTTCAAATTCTGGCGTGAAAATATCTCTCATTATCTTTTGCTTTCTTTGTTAAATTCTTCAATTTGTTCATTGAGGTATTCGTTAATTTGCTCGCCTACTGCCTTGATTTGATTGTTAATATTTTTGTGATAGGCATTAAATTCCTCTTTTCCACACTCTTTCAATAAGATTGAACAGATAGACACAATTGCCCCCTCAAGTGAATTCAACAAAACTGTAGACACACACGAAGCGGGTATCTTTCTTTTTTCACATTCATTCGACGCGAACAATGCTACTTTTAAAGATGATTTGTTTATTTCTTGCATTAACTCATTTATTTCCACTTTATTTCCCCTTCTTTTTTTCGGCAACTTCTGCAAGGTGCTTGTAATGATTTAATTTTCTCTTTTCCCCTTCAAAAAAATCGGGCCTTCTCAATTCGTCCAAATCTGTGAATGTCAAAGTCAACCTTGGATTATTTTTGTCTTTGTAAACACCTGCATACTTTCCAAAAAACACTGGAATGCAATATCTATAGTTGTCTTCTGCCATGATTCCCATTTGAACTAAAATATCTTGTGGTCCCTGACTCAGGTTATTCCAATCCCACACCCGATCGGTTTCCATGACAAATTCAAAATGTAAAAAAATAGGGTATTCTTTCTTAAATTTTATTCTTCCAGCCATAAATATTTTTGCAGATTTTTCCCATTTTTCATAAGCCTCACTTGCTCGAATGCTTGAATGACCTCCGTAATTAGTGACTCTTGGACTATTCTTTTTAGAAATAACTTGGCCGGGGATTATTATTTGGTCGTAGATCATTTTAAAACCTTACAAGCTCTGTTTAAGTAATCCAAAGATCGTTTTTTTTCTTCATTTGTGAGTTTGTTATCGTTTATAATTTCATTTCTCACGGTTATATAATTTTCTTTTAATATTTGAAATATTGTGAGATTCATTTCGTCTCCCGTGACGTTAACGGTTTCGGGAAGTTTTTTCAAAGCGCATTGCAATTCCGCGTTTTTCATTTCTAAATCAGGAATTTCAACTTCTCGAATGTGGGACATTTCGAGATAGTGATCTTCGGCTTCTTTGTCTCGAAGTTTTAAAGTTCCTTTTACATTAGCCAACTGCCCTTTTAATTCCTGTTTTTCTTGGGCCATTTTCTGTAAAGCGTCTTTATATTTTTTCATTTCTTCTTCATGAGCGTTTAGGCCTTGAGGAATGCCTGCTATTCTTTTCCAATCTTTACCTTGACCTATCCATATAGAGCTGTCGTCACAAACAACAGACCAATAATTTTCTGATTCCGCAATTGCAATTGCTTTTCTCACTTTTCGCTCCTTTTCAATCTTTGCCTTCTATAAAATTCTTTTTGATACTCGATCGCCAATTCGTATCTCATACTGTAATTGTTTGCCAAAATATTAACCGGTCTTTCCCTTGGATTATTTCCAATTCCATTTTTTGCACAATCCTCAAGAAATTTGTAAATCTCTTCATTTGGCGGGAATTTCTGCAAATTTTTCATAACTCTCCGTTCCCCTCGTAACAGTTGCTTGGTTCTTCTCTTTTTGAAAATTCTTTCATTAATCCGGTATCTGGTTGGCATTCCAAATCGTCTCTTCCAACTGGACCACCCCTATGCTTTGCAAGCACATATTCAAAAAAGTTCATTAGGCATTCGACGCCCCTACTTGATTTCTTTTTCTGTTCTGCATGTGGCCACCAGATCCCAATCAAGACGTCTCCATTTTCCATCATTCCGGCCGATTCCTTGAAATCCTTCTTTCTCGGTGGCCCCTCCATATTTTTGTCAATTTGACTTGGACAAATAACCGCAACGTCCAATTCCATGGCCAATTTCTTTAATCTGCGGCATAGATTATTTATATGTGTCGCATTCGTCGAACCTTTTCTCATGGGGTGCTCTTCGCAGAATAATTGAATGTGATCAATCACAATAACGTCGGCTTGCATAGATTTAGCAATTGATTTGATTTCATTGATTTTGCGATAACAAACGATCTTCAAGATTTCGTCAATCTCTTTGCCGTACTCACCTGTATGATTTGACATAATTTCGCGTTCTTCGATAGCTAGAACGTTTCCCCACTTGTCTCGCCTTGTGTCGATCCAAGTATTTGGAATTTCTTTTCGTTTTGTCAGATATCGCTTAAAAGTGTCTGACTCGCCCATTTCATAATCACAATGCAGAACCTTAAATCCCTGTTTCAAAATGTGATCAGAGATATTTATCACGAAATCAGTCTTTCTGTGACCCGGAAGACCTCCTACGAAATACAGCTTTTTTCTTTGAATTCCGCTTAAAAGTTGATTTAAATTGCTCCAAGGTAGATTCATTTCAATCTTTGGATTCTCGTTGATAACCTCTTCAGCAATTTTTTTCGCAATGTCGCTGACTCTGACAATCTTATTGGACGAAAACTTGTTTTCAAAAGAATCAATAAGTGCTCTAACTGACTGTGGGTTCTCAGGATCGCGTAGGAGCCTATTTTGGATCGCTTCGTTTAAACGGGCCACCCCTATGTTGTAAGCGTGTTCGTCGAAATTTGACGTGCTATTTACGCTGTCCATCAATTCTGTGATCATTAAGTAATCCACGCCCTTATCTGAGATTGTGTTTGGATCTAAAAATTTTCCTTCATCAAAGGCTTCTAAGAGGATTTCAAATATCCTTTTATGTTTACCGTCTTTAAGCCAATCCGGCGTAAGCCCTTTGTCTTTAACGACTTCTAGTAATTCAGGGTCTAGGATTAAACAGCCTATAAAGGCTTTTTCTGATTGTTCGGCTGTGTATTTCATCGTCTATCACCTAATTTTGGTAATTCAAATACGTCTGGATCTTTTGAATATTGGCTTGGATTGACAAATTCTTTGTAATCTTCAAATCTGCGATCTCTTCCGAAAAAATTTCTCATTCTGATTTTGTATTGAGTTCCTGAATTATGTTTTGTTGTCTGATGGTAGTTTTTGACGTATTGAAATAAGTTGTCGATATTTGATGTTGTCGCTATTTTTTTTAAGTTCCTTTTCCCTGACGATATTTCTGTTGGATTTATATTGTTTTTATAATATTCACCAATTTCATTAATTTTATTTTCAAGCTCTGCGGGTTTAGGGTTTAGGGTTAAGGGTTTAGGGTTAAGGGTTAAGGCCAGACCGGTACTATCCCCGTTCTGTTCCGGTACTGTCCCATGGGAATTTGGATCATAATCGGGGAAATCAGACCCTTTTTCCCTTTCTTTCTTGGTCGGTGATTGGTGGTCTAAAAATTTGTTAATCCATATGAATTTTTCCCCATCGACCTCATATCTGGTTATGAATTTGTTGTCATGAAGCGCTTGCAGCATGCCATTGAATTTCAATTTTGGCTCATAAGGGAATATCTTGATGTGAAGTCTTTGGGGCCTATCTTCTAGCTTTCCCTCACAATCTGCATGGCAAGGTAGAAATGCCCATAACAACCTTATATGTGGGCTCAAGTCAGCTAAGACCTCGTTGTCACAAGATCCTGGCTTAAGATTCCTAGATCTTGCCATTATTTAATACGCCTTGCATAATCTGGGTGTTTTTCGGTGCTTGGTATTTCTCCATGCTCAAACCTTGCCATTTTGGACAATTTGTAACATTCTTCTAAAAAATGATTATCTTTGTGAATAAGGATTGTGGGACTATAAAGAAACAAGCATGTACACCAGTGTGTTTTGCCATAATTAAAATATCCCTCATTATTTAAAGTAGAATCATCAATGTAAATTTTTCGACAACATGGGGATTCGACCCAGTAACAATCTCGAGACAGATGACCGGTTTCATATTCGTATTCGCGTGGAAAGTATATTGCGAAAGGCTTGCTACTTGGCAGCTTTTCTATCAGATAAACGGTTGTGTCTGTGTGTTCCGCTAATTCTTTACATAATGTAATATCTCGTTCTGTTATATGTTCACCTTTAATCTCAATCCAGCATTCAAGTTGAGGCAACCAAAAATCAGGCAAATACCTCCTAGAAAGCTCAAAGCCCTCTTTTTCATACTCATATTCAAGCCCTACAGCATTAAAAAACACAGCCCAACGAGCCTCTAATCTGCTTCTGAATCGATAGCCATCATAATGAGTTTCAATTGCTTTAATTTCTTGAGACATTATTCGGATTGACTTTCTGATTTAGACAGTTTTTCCCCGCATTTAGGGCATTTTCCTGTTTCGATTTTTATTTTATTGCCGTGATATTTTGCATAGGTTTCTATCAACCCGATAGCTGATTTTTGCATTTCATAGGCCGTGTAATGGTCAAAATCACACTTTTCCTTTTCCTTTAAAGGCTTAGTTTTGTAGATTATGCGACGGTCACAATCCCTATCGTCCTCGTATGTTTGCCCGATAAATCCAGGGTGTTGCTCGATGTAATACCCCACCTTGAACTCTTTTTCGTACCAAGCTTGAATGATATCGTTGGCTTTGACTATATATTGTCTTCTTCTGACCAGGACTATATTGTCATAATTTCTAATACGCTCTCCTGGAAATTCAAAGTCTTCTTCTTTAATCAAGTTTAATTTAGGTTTATCGCTCATGAGTTATCCTTACTTTCTAAAACTTCCACCCAAGCCTGAGTTATTTCAGCGGGAGTTGCTTGGACAATATCTGAAACTTGATCTTCGTGGTTTATATCCTCACCGTAATAATGTGTTTTTAATCCGCCTTGCCAACCCAATATTTTTGCTAACCTGTCTAGGTATTTGTCTAAATCGTAATGCTTACTTTTAACTTCCTCGAGGCCCAATGCGGACCAATCAAGTGAAATCGTGAATTTGATGTCAAAAATAGATATACCATCTGCGCCTATTTTCAACTTCATAGCATGACCAAGCAAAGGAACGAACCATTGGTCGTCATATTTAACCCACCCCAATGCAAGCGCGGCCCTAGCGGTTAATTCTTTATCCACGCCTTTTCCCTTCTTCATATTTTTCAACAGCTCTTTCAACGATAGTTTCAATTTCTTTGGCCAAACGATCCATTTTTCGTCTATATCTAATGTCGCAAATAAACGTGGCGATCGTCCAACCGAAAAAGAATGCAATTCCCACTTCCATCAATATTGGCCCCAAATCAGGTAATAAGTTGTAATCAATGAAGGTAAAAGAACTAATAAAAGACACATTTGAATTTGTGAGCAATCCTCTTCTTTTTGCGTTAAAAGTATGCAAAGGATCAAAACTATTATTTGCCAGAAGAAGCATATTTTGCAGAAGATCACGATATCACCTTAAATTCGACTACCCAAACCCATGGGTTTTTATCCCATGAATAACCTCTTTTTTCGTTTATTGAGTCCCATAGACTTTTGAATTTTTCAAATGCAAGAATTTTTCCTGGCATTTTCTTAAAATATTCTGGATCAATATTAATTCCCTCGGCCAAACAATCACTTGCTGAAATTTCTTGAATTCTCTCAGTTCGGATATTATTGATTTCTAATTGAATGCGACTCGCCCAACGATACATGAATATTGAAGGTCGTTTAAACCAACCAAGTTCCGATTTTTTAGTTTTAATGTCAGATGGTGGATTGCTTAAATATTTGGCCTTATATTCTTTATCACAAATAAATTCATATTTTTGTTTGCCTGTTTTTGTAAATTCGCTTGATTTATTCCAAAATCCATACAAATAATGAGTTTCTTTAACCCAAAGCCGATCTCCTTTTTTGCCATATGGGCAAACAGGTCTTTTTGATCCTCCTAATTTATATTCAAATCCAGTATCAGTTTTAAACCAACCATGCTCCCCTTCTGCTGTGGGGTATTTGACAATTCTCCTAGTCTTTGTTTTGGTAAGATTTAATATGCCTGTGACCATTTCTGGGTTAAATAATGCAGGTCGCTCTTTCATAAAAGCTCTCTCTCAGTAAATAATGACCCCAATCCCAACACGAACCTGCAAAGAGACTTGTTAGGACAGGGTCAAATATAATTTTTTCAATTGATTATTATGCAGGTTCATTTCTCTAATTTACCATTTCTCTAAAGTTCGTCAACCATAAATCCGATAACAAAAAATTTAAATAAAAAAAGCCGACTCAGATAATTATTTGAGTCGGCCGCATTGCGATGTATGCTAATTTTTAGAACAATTCTTCTGGATCCTGAACCGGATAATCTGGCTCTTGATTAGCTTCTTTCTTTTCCTTTTGTGTGTTTTTCTTCGTTGCCTTCTTCTCTTTTTTGTTCGATTTCTGGTTG